AGAAAAATACAAAGTGTACTTGAGCATGTTATCAGGGAAAAGCGCAGTCTTTTGATTGTGGCCGGCATGGATCAGCAACCGATGGCTGCACTTTTAATGAACAAGGTAAAAGGTAACATTAAAGTGAACATTATTGATACACCTGGTTTTGGGGCTACCAAAATGGATACGATGCAGGATCTAGCCACAATAACCGGAGCGAAAGTTATCAATGAAGAATTGGGAGACGATTTAGATTTAATCAATCCCGATGTTTTAGGTCAAGCTGAAAAAGCAGTAACAGATGCAACATCAACGGTAATTACTATAGATAAAATGCCAGATGAAGCAAAAGAAAGAATAGACCTAGTAAATAAAAAAATTAAAACGGAGAAAAACCCGTTTATAAAATCCAAGCTCGAACAAAGACTGGCCATGTTATCTGGCGCTGTAGCAATACTGAAAGTTGGCGCAAATAGTAAAATCGAGTTAAAAGAAAAAAAGGATAGAGTTGAAGACGCTATCTATGCGGTTAAAGCCGCAATTAAAGAAGGCATAGTGCCGGGTGGAGGAATAGCTTTATTAGACGCAAGTCAAAAAGTAAAGATGGATACCGAAGCCGAGCTAATATTATTAAAAGCGGTTGAATCTCCTTATAGTACGATATTAAAAAACGCCGGAATAGAACATAATACCGTAAATCCCATAGACTTTAATGACACACGTAAAAAAGGACACGGTATAAATGTTATAACGGGAAAAGAGGTAAATATGATAAAGGCCGGTATTATAGATCCGGTAATGGTAACTAAGAAAGCATTGGTAAATGCAGTTAGCGTGGCTACAACAATTATATCTGCAGATTGTATAATTTCAAATGTAAGAGATTATGAAGGCAATCAATAACTTTATTATAATTGAGCCGATCAAAGAAGAACCTAAGAAAGAAGAGGGTTTACTTATAATGGACCAACACGTAGATGACGTTAGGTACTTAAAGGCGAAAATTGTATCTGTAGGCAATATGACAGAAGGAGTCAAGGAAAATGACATAATTTATTACGACAGGAGAGCGGGACACGGAATAGAATACGACAATAACTTATACCAAGTTATAAGACAACAAGATGTTGTGTTAGTCGGTTAATACCTTAGGCCACATACCATAAACTAAAAACTTAAGACGGTTACTGAAAAACTAACCAAACAATTTTGTTTAACTTTCAAATTTATACATCATGGCTTTAAATAACCACGAACACTTTTTAGTATTCATCGACGCGGCTGATGACGCGGGGATGTTCCCGGTAAGCAAGCTACAGTCTGTAACTTGTGCTTCTGATGGAGCAGTACTTGTAAAGTTTGCACCAGGTAGTTTAGGTGACGGTCAGGCTGCCTCTGTAGATGTTGTAACGTTAACTGTTACTGCTGACACTGAGAAAACAGTAATGATCGCGATTGCTGACGCAATCAACCAAGCTACTAAGTATCCTAAGAATACTTTAAACTATACAGTAATAGCTGACGACGTAAACAGCATTTATGCAAATTCTAACATAACTGCATGTGCAATTGCGCTTGACGCTTAATAATCAATAAGACCACAGACGGGCTCACGAGCTGGGCCTGTAGGTCTTTTTTTATATGAGGCTAACACCTAACGATTTAAGAGAATTAAATATATTAAAATACTATAGGTTAGTTAGAAAATGGGCGTGCAAGACATACAGTTTGAGCGACGCCGATTTAGAATTATTGATATATTTAGATTGCAAAACACGATTTACGCGTAATGATTTTATTAATGGCGTATATACAATGTCTTGGGATAAAGACAGGTGGGAGCGATTAAGAAGAGAGGGATGGATAGATGTATGGAGACAACGCGCTGGTTCTCAGCAAAAATATGCCATATACACTACTTCATTTAAATGTAAACAGCTAATTACCAGAATATATAAAGTACTATTAGGCGAAGAAGATCTGCCGACGGGAAGCAAAAGTATATTCTACAAAAACAAATCGTATCGGGACAAAGTATACAACAAGTCCATAGACGATATGATAAAGGATAATAACAGATAAATTTTAAAATTATGCCAGGAAAATACGGTTATGGTACTAAAGGTAAGAAAATGAAAAAACTTACTAAAAAAACCATGAAAAAGAAAAAGAAAAAATAAGGTTATGCACTTGAATATAGGAAAATCTGATAAGGGCAACAAAAGAGCCATGAGCATTTGCATGGGCAAAAGAAAATAATGGCTAGAAAAAACGCGCCCTCTAGAAAGAAATCACTCGGATATTACGCTAAAGTCAAAAAAGGCAAAGGCAGAGGTAAAAAAGCCGGAGGTGGTATGACCGCTAAGGGTGTCGCTAAGTACAGACGCGATAACCCAGGAAGTAAACTCAAAACCGCAGTAACTACTCCTCCTTCTAAACTTAAGAAGGGAAGTAAAGCTTATAAGCGTAGAAAAGCATTTTGTGCTAGATCTCGAAGCTGGACTTCAGAAAGAGGCAAAGCTGCAAGAAGAAAGTGGAACTGTTAACAAATTTAAAATGAAAGAAAAAAAAGAAAACATGGACTTAGACGGATCTCAAGTCCTTTCGCCGAAGCAGAAGAGAATAGCTGCAATGGCACCTCCTTTTAACCAAATAACTGGAGCTGATTTTAAAATGCTAAGACAACAAAAAAATAAATAAAAAAATGGCCGATCTAGATATAGAAGAAATCAAAAAGAAAAAATTCAATATTAGCGTAGAGAATTTAATAACAATCGGTATGGTGATTGTAACTGTAACAGGTATGTGGTACAGTCTGCAAGGAGAAATCCAGTTAGCTAAAGAATTACCAGAACCGCCTGTTTCAAGAACCGAATACGATCTAAAAGATCAGTTAATTCGAGAAACAATTATAAATACACAAGAAAAGGTTGAGGAAATAGACGAAACAGTAAAAAAGATAGACGAAAAACTTTTCGAAATAATTAAAGACTAAAATCATGAAAAATATAATTTTAATTTTATCTCTATTGTTATCATTCAGCGCGTTTAGCCAAGACTTGACTGTTGTACATTTTAATTACAAATGGAACTCTACTAATGCCTACAAAGGATTAGATAGATTAAGAAATGTAAAAGTACAGTATGCTTATGTTGAAGACCAGTCTGAGGCGGTGCAAACTTCCATAAAATCCGTTCCCACGATTGTGATATATAAAGACGGAAAGCCGGCTGGAAAATTCGAAGCTGGCCTTCAAATGAAAATTACGGCTAAGCTTGAAGAGGTACAGGCTTTGCTAAATAAATTAAAAGATCAATAAATATTATGCCGAAAGACGCTTGTTATTATAAGGTAAAAGCTAGATATAAGGTATTTCCAAGCGCATACGCGAGTGGGGCTATAGCTAAGTGTAGAAAAGTTGGAGCCGCTAATTACGGAAAATCATCTAAGAAAAAGAAATAATGGCTGATCCGAAAACGGGTACGGGCAAAAAGCCTAAAGGCTCTAGCCGTAGATTGTATACGGATGAGAACCCCAAAGACACTGTTAGAATCAAATACGCAACTATGGCTGACGCAAGAGCCACGTGTGCTAAAGTAAAAAAGAGCGGGAAGCCCTTTGCGCGTAAAATACAGATTCTAACCGTTATGGAGCAGCGATCTAGGTTTGGAAAGAAACCACAGCAAGCAGCCTACGCAAAATCATGTAAAAACGCTATAAGAAGAAAACATGGCAAAAAGACCTGAATTTAAAGAAAGCAAGTACCCTGACGCTAAAGGAAAGTTTAAGGAGCTATCATGCGAAAAGCTTGCTAGATATATGATAAGTAGCCGTAAAGGAAACAAGAGAGCTATTATAGGCTCGTTAAACCAGCAGTACGTATTCAACAGAAAAAAGAACCCTTCGTACGCAAAAAAAATGGTTTGCACTAGAAACAGAGTAAATAAAATTTTAGATAAAAAGTAATGGACGCAAAAAAATTAAGAGAAATATCTTCTCAACTAAAAAAAGCTTCTAACATGCATAAAATGCAAGCTAATAAAATAGACAGGCTAATCAAATCTATGAAAAAGAAAAAATGAAAAATAATTTTGAACCTCATATGATGTATTGCAAAAATGGCAAAGGCTATAAAGCAAACACATATAAACAACATTTAGCCTTAAAGAAAAAAGGCTGTGGTCACACAAAACCTAAAAAATAATGGCTGTACGTAAAACAAAAGAAGGAGCTGCTCTTAAGCGTTGGTTTAAAGAAAAATGGATAGACGTGCGTACCGGCAAGCCTTGCGGTAGACGTAAAGGCGAAAAGAGAGGAGTGCCATACTGTAGGCCAAGCAAAAGAATTTCAAGCAAGACTGTAAAAACGGCTTCGGAAATGTCAGCGGCTGAAAAAAGAAAGAAGATAGCTGAAAAGAAAAGACTAGGGCAACCAGCAGGCAAGCCAAGAAGAGTTAAATCAATACGTAGAAAAAAATGAAATCAAGAGGATTAGGTGACTCAATAGAAAAAGTCACGAAAGCAACGGGCATTAAAACAATGACAGATATAATCTCAAAAGGATTAAATGTGCCATGCGGATGTGAGGGAAGACGCGATGCCTTAAATAAAATATTCCCTTATAAAAAGTAAATTTATGAATTTTATATTAATAGTACTAGCAGCAATAATTGTTGGAGGCGCTTTAATAGCGCTATCGATTTGGTTAAATAAAAAAGGAATTACTAAAGACGACAACGACAATTATATACCAGATGTTCTTGAAGACAAAGTAAAGAATGTTAAAACTAAAGTCAAACAAGTTAAGAACATAGTTAAAAGCAAAAAGTAATGTCTAAAGACAGGAAGAAACTTAAAGATACCGCCGTCGGTAAATTTTTAGCCGGCGCCGGATCTAACATAATAGGAAGCTTAGGCGAAGTACTACCGGACAAAGGAGTTTTTGGTTTAGTTAAAAACCTAATTAAAAAAGATCCTGAGTTACCGGCAGAAGACAAAGAAAAAGCATTAGCGTTGCTAAATCAGGACACCGTAGAAATGCAAGAGGTATCGAAGAGATGGCAAGCGGATATGAAGTCAGATTCATGGCTTTCAAAAAATACACGACCATTGACATTAGTTTTTTTAACTGTTGCAATGGTTTTATTAATATTTATAGACTCAACTGGATTAGACTTTGAAGTCGATAGTGGCTGGGTTGATCTTTTAAAATCACTTCTCATAACGGTATATGTAGCATATTTCGGTTCACGTGGTGCAGAGAAGTTTAAAACAATACAAAACAAATAAAAAATGGCAAAAATAGATTCGTATTCATTAGACAGCAGTATAACAGATAACGATAGCGTACTAGGAATAGACTCAGCAAGCGGTGCAACTAAAAGGTTTACTATGTCTAGTATAAAAGCCGCTTTACTTGAAGGAGCTGATATTACTGCGGTAATAGCCGGAACTGGATTAAGTGGTGGAGCAACATCAGGTGAAGCGACTCTTACTATAGATAATACGGTTGTTACTTTAACAGGCACACAAACTTTAACAAACAAAACTCTTACGAGTCCTGTAATTTCAACAATATCAAACTCAGGTACCATAACTTTACCTACATCTACAGATACACTTGTTGGTCGAGCAACAACTGATACCTTGACAAACAAAACGCTTACAACACCAACACTTACAACACCTATTATAAACGCAGGGGCACAATTAAAAAATGGTTCAACAAGCGCAGGATTTTTAGAATTTTTCGAAGACAGCGATAATGGAACTAATAAAGTAACATTAATTGGACCAGCATCAACAGCAGACGTTACATTAACCCTGCCGGCCGCAACAGATACACTTGTTGGTTTAGCTACTACAGATACACTTACAAATAAAACATTAACGTCGCCCTCACTGGATGCTCCAACTTTTTCTGTTACAGAAACAGCTATAGCAAATGGAGATTTAATTTTATTCTTAGATGCAACAGACTCTTCAGTTACCAAAAAAGAATCATTATCTGATTTAGTAGCTTTATTAGCAGGCAACGGTTTAACAGCTTCAAGTTCAGTTTTATCAGCAGGGGCAGGTACAGGTATTACAGTAAATACAAATGATATTGCAATTACACCCGCTCAAACAGCTATAACAAGTGTTTACAATTCATCTTTAGCTGTAGGACACGGCGCTTCTCACGCCAATATAGACTTCGGTACTGACAATAGCATAATATTTGATATTGACGGAACTTCGCAAGTTCAATTGGATGACGGGGTACTTAAGCCAACAACAGACTCCGACGTTGATTTAGGGACGTCTAGTTTGTACTTTAAGGACGCTTATATAGATTCCATTACCACAACAGGTAATGTGAGCATAGGTGGAACCTTAAGCGTTTCTGGTAATAACTTTTCAAATGTAGCAGATATAGGACTGGATAGTATATCAGCGGCAACTAATGACATAAACATAGCTTTAACTGATAATAGAGCAAACGCATTGACTATAAAGCAAGGCAGTGACGCTTATATGATATTTGATACTGGTAATTCAAGTGAATCAATATCACTTGGTACAGGATTGAGCGGAACAGCAATTACTATAGGGCATGGTACATCAGAAGTAACTATAGGTGATAATTTAACGGTAACAGGTGATTTAACAGTACAGGGTGACACTACAACGGTAAACACAGCTACCCTTAGTGTTGAAGACCCACTTATAATTTTAGGTAGCGGTAATAACTCTTCAGACAGTGTTGATTTAGGGATATACGGTTTATATGATACTTCTGGTTCACAAGATTTATATTCAGGGTTTTTTAGAGACGCAAGCGATAGCGGTAAATGGAAATTATTTAAAGATTTACAAACAGCACCAACAACAACTGTAAATACAGGAGGAACTGGTTATGCGGTTGGAACTTTAGTTGCAAACTTAGAAGGAACAGTTACAGGTAATGCAAGCGGATTATCATCTACACTAGCAGTATCATCAGGAGGTACAAATGCAACTTCTTTTGCAGACAAAGCAGTTATTATAACGCAAGACAGCGGAACTGATACATTAGCAGCTGAAACAATGACCACTAACGGTCAGCTATTAATAGGTGGTACAAGTGGGCCAGCAGCGGCAACTTTAACAGCAGGTACCAACGTAACAATTACAAATGCAGATAATTCAATTACACTCGATGTTTCTGCAGCGGGTGATGCATTTAAAACAATAGCAGTATCTGGGGAAGATAATATAGTTGCAGATGGCACGGCGGACACATTAACCTTTGCAGCAGGTACAGGAACTGTAATAACAACAAACGCTTCTACTGATACAATAACGATAGCCGCTGGTGCAAACACTGTAGAAATAAACGAATATACGGGTAACGGAAGCACAGCAGCTTATACTTTAAGTTCATCAGCAGCATCTGAAAATGAATTAATGGTTTATATGGATGGTGTTTATCAGCATCATAACACGTATGCTGTATCAGGAACTACACTAACTTTTGATACTAATGTTCCTAACGGAGCTAAAGTAGAAGTTTATCATATGAGATCTGTTAATGTTAGTAACATGGTTCAATCAGCAGTAGCTGGTACTTTAATGGATGTTAGTGGTTCAACGGGTAATGTAACATTCAATGTAGATTTAACGGAGGCTTCAGAGGCTGCAATCGCAAACGGAGATTATATATTATTCCTAGATGGTGGGGCAACAGGAACTCACGCTAAAGAAGCTATTGCGGATGTTGCGACTTTATTTGCAGGAACAGGATTAACTGCATCTAACTCAGTAATAAATATAGATGCTGCGCAAACAGGCATCACATCTTTATTAGCAACTGATATAAAAATCGGTGAGGACGATCAAACTAAAATAGATTTTGAAACAGCTGATGAAATACATTTTTACGCAGCAAATGTAGAACAGGTATATTTAGCTGATAACATATTTGGGCCTCAATCCGATAGCGATGTTGATTTAGGAACAACAGGCGCAAGATGGAAAGATGCTTATATAGATACGGTAACAACAACTGGAAATGCGATTATAGGAGGTAATGGTTCATCAGGAGGGGTTACGATAAATGATGGTTCTGTACAAATTAGAACAGGTACTGGTAATGTTGCAGAAATAAGATTTTATTGTGAAGTTAGTAATGCGCATTATCAAACATTAAAAGCAGCGCCACATAGTGCGGCGAGTTCAGCAGCATTAGTTTTACCAACTGCATCAGGTACTTTAATAGGTACAGGAGATACAGGAACTGTTTCAACAGGAATGCTAGCAGCGGCGCTTACTTCTCAAACATCGATGTTAAACACAAGTTTAGTTGTTGGTAGAGACGCTGACAATCAAATCAAATTTAGCACTGACGATCAAATAATATTTAGAGTTGCAGGAGGAGACGGCGTAACTTTAAAAGCTTCTGGTGAAATTGAAGCAACAAGTCTTGACATATCTGGAGACGTAGATGTTGACGGAACATTAGAGGCCGATGCAATAACTATAGACGGCGTTACTCTTGCGGAAACTATATCTGATACTGTAGGGGCAATGGTTGGAAGTAATACTGAAACAGGTATTAGTGTAACATATGACGACAGTGATAATACACTAGATTTTGTATTAGGCTCTATAACATCACTTGGAACTATAACACAAGATACTGTAACATTTACATCAGCAAATTCACAAGACCCGTTAATAGAAATTAAAAACACCACAAACGATGCAAACGGAGCAAGACTGCATTTTGTAAAAGATAAAGGTGCAGCTGGAGCTGACGGAGATGATATTGGAGTAATCGAGTTTATTGCAGATGACGCGGCACAAACACAAACAAGTTTTGCAAAAATAGTAGCTGAAGTTTCAGAGGCAGACGATTCAGATGAAGCAGGTAAGCTTTCATTCTTTGTTGCAGAAAGTGACGGAACAAACACAGCGTTAACAGCTGGTCTTGTTTTAGAAGGCGAACACGCAACTGACGGAGAGGTTGATGTTACAATAGGAGCTGGATCAAGTTCAACATTAAGTATTGCAGGTAGTGCATATGCAGCAGGCGGTAAGTTTGGAATTGACACTGGAGATTACATTCATTTTACAGCTGATACTCAAACAGATTTTTACGTAAACGGTAACAATGAAATGAGACTAGAAGCTGATGGGGATTTACATGTTGACGGTGATGTTATCGGTTATTCAACTACCGTAGCTTCTGATGAAAAATTAAAAACAGACGTTAAAGTTATTGACAACGCTTTAGATAAGCTAAAACAAATAAACGGAGTAACGTTTAATTATAAAAGAAACGATAAGCCATCTGGAGGTGTTATTGCACAAGAATTAGAAAAAGTATTACCTTCAGTTGTTGGTACGCAACAAAGTCTAAACGGTTCAGAAGAATATAAGACTGTTGATTATAATGCTGTAATCGGATTGCTTATTGAATCAGTTAAGGAATTAGAAGAAAAATTAAATAATTGTAATTGTAAATAACATGGCGTTAAAAGGAAAATTTGTATTTAAACATTGGGTTAAAACAGGAACGCAAGAAGTAAGCTTTATGGTTCCTGAAGATATTGATGAATCTGACCCACATTATGAAAACAGAGGAAAAGAGGTGACCGTTACAAGAGATAAGGGAGAATGGCAAGATAATCCAGATCAGACATACGAAAATCACGTGTTGGCTATTCAAAGCTGCGGTATACATAGCGAAAGACCGAGAAGCGATCATAAGATATGGAACGTAGCCGTACTATTTGCGATATACCAATCAGAAGAAGATAGAGCAAATAATAAGCCACCGGTTTATCAAGGGGACTTTACAGACTGGAGCGGGTTTGATTTTGAAGAGTTAAAAGAAGCGGGAGACGTTTACGAGTTTTGCTACAATTACATGAAAGCTAATAAAGATTTCGTTAGAGAATCAGAAGATATATAAGTTATGCCAGTTACAGGATCAGGTGAAATACAATTACGCGCAGATGTCAACCAAGAAATCAACGGAAACGACTCAGACAGTAACGTTAGCCTAAGGGCTCTTTCAAATAGCGCAGGAAAAGATCAACCTGATGCGTTATCTGAATTTTACGGGTATAGTTCTGTAACAGCTCCTACTTTGTCATTCAATAGTGTAAGTAGCGATTATACCGATATAACAATGAACTATACTATAAATTGGGGAGGCGCAAGCGGTTCTTATAATTTAAAAGTTGAAATTTATGAAAGCTCAGCTTTAGGGGGGAGCTTATATGAAACGGTAACAATAACAAGCGCGAGCAATCCGCCAAGCGGAAACCAAAGCACTAATATTACTATAACTCCTCCAAGCCAATACGGCGACGACGATCAAGACTATCAGGTTATAGTTAAAGCACAAAATAGCGAGGGCACGACGTCTGAGCCTGCAAGCGGCAAGAGAGCGGTTAGCGTTACTCAGGCTACTCAATATCAGTGGTCAGTTATGCAGACTCATGGTACTACGCACGGGTGGAGAGAATATGGGAATGACTTTTTATCAACAGGTAAAGTGGGTTCATACATGCAAAGCCAGCACAATCACCCTCAGTTAGGTTATTTCACTACTCATAAGATGAATAGAAGAATAAACGGAAACAAAGGGGATTATACTATAGAGCAAAACGTTCCAAACCTTCAAAGTAGCGGTGTATTTGCATATTCTGCTGGTAGCTCGAGTCATGCGTACTTTAAAAACATTTACCCTAGTAGTTTGAGTTCGGGATCAAGATTTAACCAAAGAACAATATTTAACATGCTCTATGGTAATAATTCAGGATCAGGATATAATGACGCGGCTGGATGGCAGCACAACGGTACTATATTCCAGTCGTTTGGTATGAGTCCGGACTATGAGACTTACGAATATACAAATTATAATGCTGTTTCATCGCCAACTAATATATATCCAACTAACGTGGGTAGTATATCAGGGTTTTATAGTCCGGGCCCGGGCACTAAATCAAACTATAGTGGGCACGCGTTTTACGCTATGTCTCAAACAGGAGCAAGCAATATAACGGCAACCATAACAGGAACATTAACATGGAGTTAAAAATAAATAAACAATAAATGGCAACAACAAAGGTAACAGCTAACGTATTAGCGGACAATTCAGTAACACAAGCAAAGCTTGCAGACGACGCGGTAGGTGCAGATGAGTTAGCGGCAAACGCCGTAGTAAACGCGTCAATTGCATCAGGCGCGGCTATAGATATGGATAAGCTTGACGGTGATTCACTTGCAAACGCTATAACTGATTTCGCACAAGATGATCTTGTAATATTATCAGATACATCTGATTCAGGTAATCTTGCAAAAATAACAACATCAAATTTTGAAGATGCAATATTTGGTAATATAAGCGGTGATGTTACTTTAGCGGCAGGAGGTGCAGCAACACTTGCAGCAGCACAAACAAATATAACTTCAGTATTAAACACATCGCTTGTACTTGGAAGAGATGCTGATAACCAAATAAAGTTCGGTACTGATAATCAAATTATCTTTGAAGTTGATGGTGGTGATAATGTTATTTTTAAAACATCAGGAGAGATAGAAGCTTCGAGTCTCGATATTTCAGGCGATGTAGATATAGACGGTACACTGGAAGCAGACGCTATAACAGTTAACGGCGCTACGCTTGCCGAAACGATTTCAGATACGGTTGGCGCTATGGTCGGCAGCAACACGGAAACTGGAATAGCTGTTACCTATGATGATTCTGACAACACCTTAGACTTTGTTATAGGTTCTGGAGTTATAGCTTCTTCTATGATAGCAGGTGATGCTATTGATGGATCGAAAATAGCTGATGATGCCGTTGACTCAGAACACTATACAGACGGTTCAATTGACACGGCTCATATTGCAGACTTGCAGGTTACTACAGCTAAAATAGCAGCTGACGCAATAACTGGCGCTAAATTAGCGGATGATGCTGTAAACTCAGAACACTATACTGATGGCTCAATAGATACTGCACACATAGCAGATGATCAAGTAACACACGCGAAGATAGAGAATAGATACACGGCTAAAGTGGATGTTACAACTTATTCAGGCGCTGTTTCTATTGACTGGTCAGCTGGTACTACATTCAAGATGGGCTCAAGTTTATCGGGAGGTATAGAGTTTGATTTTACAAACTATAAGCAAGGACAAGTAATTACTTTCTATAACTTAACAGGAAGTCAAACAATTACTTTCGATAGTGACGCCGGTACAAGTGAAACATTTAATAAAGTAGGGGGAGTTGATTACGACGGCAGCACAACTAATATGATACATGTTGAATGTATAGACGATTCTGCCAACGCTATATTTAATTATGTGGTAGCAACTTATGCATCAGACACTACACCAAGTTAATAGATAAATAAAAAAATATGTACGCAATAGAAATAAACGGAGAAATAAAAGTATATAACGAGCTACCGAAATCGTGGGGTAACGTTATTGGAGGCTTCAATACTTTATCAGCCGAAGAGGCTGAGGCTTATGGCTTTTATACCGTAGTAAAACCTGAATACGATTCTTCAACCCAAAATTTAGGCAGCATTTATTTTGATACAAATAATTTTACTTACGAGGTAAACGATATTGAGTTTGTTGAAACCTTAGAAGAGTTAAAAGAAAATAAAATGAAAGCGCTTAGGGAGTATACAAATTATAAATTATCTGATACTGACTGGTATGTCACAAGAAAATTTGAAAGAAGTATCGATATACCTGAAAGCATTCAAAGTGAAAGATCAGAAATTTTGAATCATCATAATACTAAAGAGTCTGAAATAAATGGGCTAACAACTAAAGGGAGCGTAGTAAGCTATGAGTTTGAATAAAAAAACGTTTAATACATCATCCGCAAACTTTATAGCGGGTCTTTTTCTTTATACAGGAGGAGAAACATCTAATGACCGTACCATTGTAACCAATATGGAGCCAGATTTGATATGGATATTTCCAAATAAAAATAATAGTGGAGCCAAAAACTATACTTATATAATTGATAAAGCATATCCTGGTTCAGATGAAACATTCGTGTTCGCAAGCCAGAAAGGAATGTTTAGGCAGGACAAAAGCATTATCACATGGAACTCTGATGGATTCACGTTAAAAGCAAGAAATGATTATCAAAATTATGAAAAACCGGAAGCGACGTATTTTGATGGAAATTCAGATTACGTTGGGATAGCTTTTCAGACAGCCGCTTCGGGAGCAACAAATAACGACGGCAATACAACAGCTACCGTTTACGCGAACGCGGATGGAAATTATTCTAAAATATTTTTTACCTCGGGAGGCTCTTCTACTACCATAGGGCATGGGCTTAGCGCAGCCCCTACGTTTATGACGTGTATGAGAATAGACTCTTCTTTAGATCCAACATCATATCCTACTCTAAAATATGAAGGCAAGCAAGGAAGCACAATGTATGATTTCGTAAATTCAGAATATAAAGGAGATGCTGGGTATAGTTCGCATATGTTCGACAGGCCACTTGACAGTAGTTCCAGCCACCTTACAGCAACCAGTTCGACAATTTCAGTACATTCCTCTGACAACTTAGGGGGAACGAGTGGCGGAGACTACGTAATATATGCCTTTGCGCCTAAGTCAGGGTTTATGGCTCATGCGGGCTATACCGGAAATAGTTCATCTTCAGGAAGAACTGTATTAACCGCGGATTTTGACCCGCTGGTAGCATTTATTGGGTCACCGAATGATATGTCAATGGCGCACGCATACAGGCGTAACTCAGGAACCCCCGTAACGGGATCTATAGTATGGACCGACGCGGAGCATAATAACGATAAGGAACAGGGGATTAATAGTTTAACAGATGACAGTCCAGGTACACCAACAGGGGGTAGTTTAGGAAGCGAGTCAATGCGCGCAAATCATAGCTCTAATACATTTCAACTTAACTGTACTGAATCGCCGTTCAATTATAGCGGAAGGGTTTATTCCATATTCGCAATAGGGGGTGATTTAATATATTACGATACATCGCAAACGTAAAATGATAGTTTATATATTATTAGGAATATTCACGCTGCTATTAATAATAGGGCAGATAAAAAACGCTGAAATAACCATCGGACCCATAATAGGATTTATGGTGGGCTTTCTTTACAGCCACCAAGAATTTGACGATGGTACATATGATACGACGCTTCAATGCGCGTTAGGGGTTATCACTCTCAGTGTGGTGTGGACGCGTAAGATAAAGGAATAAGCACTATATTCGTATATAGTGTAATCAAATTAAATTAAATAAAATGTCAAAAAATAAAATAACAAAAGAGGAGCTTGAGCAACTTCAGGCTAAAATATCAGTTTTAAACAATCTTCAGTATAAGCTAGGAGCTTTAGCTGTAGATCATAATAAAGTCTTAAAAGCATTCGATACGGTTCGCGAGGAACTCAGAACGATGCAGATGGAATTGAAAGAAACATACGGTAATGTTAGCATTAACGTAGAAGATGGTAGCCTCACTGAAACAGAAGAAACAGATGAGCAAGCTGATAAGAAAGATTAGTATTGGAAAAAACTACAAGACAGATGCGATGCATTACGCCGTAGGGCAGGACGTTTACGGGGGTCATACAATATGTGACATAATAGAGGAAAAGGACAAGTACTCTATTTACATAAAGAAGGGCACCGACGTATTACCCTGGAAAAGCTTTAACAAGAACATGGCAATATCCGTCGAGTATAACTTACAGTATTAATGAAACCGATATATTCCTTTTTAATCAAACCTAAAAAAGAAAGATACGACAATACTAAAAAGGTCGGAGACAAGGAGCTGATATTAAACACCGATATATCCGATCACAAGTTTGTAAGTCGTGAAGCAATAGTTTACGAAACACCTATAGCACGTGATACACATATTAACAGAGGTGATGTTCTTTATGTGCATCATAATATATTTCGTCGTTGGCATGACGTTAGAGGCATTGAGCGCAATAGTAAAAGTTATTTCAAAGATAATCTGTACTTCTGCGAGCTTGAGCAAATATTTCTTTACAAGCGCGATGGCGTATGGAAGGCGAATCGCGGGTTCAGTTTCGTAAAACCGCTGGTCAACGATAATGAGTTTTCAACAAGCAAGGAGATGTCATTGATAGGAATTATTAAGTACGTAGACGATACTGGTGATTTTAAGGTAAATGAAAAAATAGGCTTTACTCCGGACAGCGAATACGAGTTTATTATAGAAGGCGAAAGGCTGTACAGGGTAATTAACAACGAAATATCTATACGTTATGGATATAAAGAAAAAGAAAGAGAGTATAATCCAAGCTGGCTATAGAGCCGTTGACGAGTTAGTAAAGGTCGCCAAAGAGGCTATAGTGCAAACAGAAGACGACGTTTCCGCTGATAGATTAAAGAACGCGGCCGCTACAAAGAAGCTTGCAATATTCGACGCTTTCGAGATTCTTAACAGAATTGAAACCGAAAAGAGCTTGCTTGAAAACAAGCCGGTGCAAGCAAAAGAGAACTCGTTTTCGGGCTTTGCAGAAAAAAAATCTAAGTAATGGCGTATCAGCAAACATTATACAAGATCATCGAGCCTATAAAGAAGACGACCATAAGCAGGCTAAACAAAGGGAAGAAATGGAAGTACGGTTATAACGAAGAACATGACGTAGTAGTCATAAGCAAAACAGGCAAGATAGGAGAGATATACGAAATACAGAACCTTAGAATAGCTTTGCCTGCTGAAAAAGATGTTGATAAAGAAAACGACAAATGGGTTGCGCATGAATACCCCGAGCAGCTCAGGCGTCTCAAAACGATATTCGATTGGAAAGAATATCCTGATAACTTAAAAGAAAATTGGTATGGGTACATCGATAGAGAATTTACTAGGCGCGAAGAAGGCTTTTGGTTTCGCAACAAAGGTCGTAGCACTTACATTACTGGTTCTCACTATGTCTACCTGCAGTGGTCCAAGATTGATGTTGGGAAGCCAGAGTTTAGAGAAGCAAACAGATTATTCTTCATATTCTGGGAAGCTTGCAAGGCAGACGATAGATGCTATGGAATTTGCTATCTTAAGAACAGGCGTAGTGGATTTTCATTCATGTCAAGCGCTGAAACGGTTAACCAGGCTACCATATCGTCTGATTCTAGATTCGGGATCTTATCTAAAACTGGTGGAGATGCAAAGAAGATGTTTACCGACAAGGTGGTACCAATATCAGTACACTACCCCTTTTTCTTCAAGCCCATACAAGACGGAATGGATAGGCCCAAGACCGAGCTCGCATTCAGGGTACCAGCCTCCAAGCTCACTAGGAAGTCCATCAGTGCAACCGGCGCCGCCAAGCCCGAAGCGCTCGAAGGGCTCGATACAACAATAGACTGGAAGAACACGGGAGACAACTCATATGACGGTGAAAAGCTAAAGCTGTTGGTTCACGATGAGTCCGGTAAATGGGAAAGACCCGATAACATATTGAACAACTGGCGTGTAACAAAAACAACCCTGAGGCTAGGAAGCAGGATTATAGGAAAGTGTATGATGGGTTCAACATCAAACTCTTTAGATAAGGGTGGTGATAACTTTAAAAAATTATACTATGCATCAGACGTTACTAAGAGAAACAGGAATGGACAAACAAGCTCTGGATTATATAGCTTATTCATACCTATGGAATGGAACTACGAAGGATTTATCGACGATTGCGGATTGCCTGTCTTTGAATCTGGAGATGTTAGCGCTCGCGACAATTTTGGAGAAACAATTGGAACAGGAGTTATTGAGCACTGGCAAAACGAAGCAGATGGTCTTAAAAACGATCAAGACGCTTTAAACGAATTTTATCGTCAATTTCCGCGTACAGAAGAGCATGCGTTTAGAGACGAAACAAAAAACAGTATATTTAACCTACAAAAGATATACGAACAAATAGATTACAATGGCGACTTGAAAGGCTCAGGCTTGGTGTCGAAAGGAAACTTTCAATGGGAAAACGGTATAAAAGACAGCAAAGTTATATTTATGCCCGATTTGAATGGAAGATTTAATGTTTCCTGGATTCCACCTGTACATATGCAGAACATTGTAATTAATAGAAGCGGACGAAAGTATCCCGGAAATGAACACTTGGGGGCTTTTGGATGTGATAGCTACGATATATCCGGCACGACTGATGGTCAAGGATCTAAAGGAGCTTTACATGGATTAACTAAGTTTAGCTTAGATGAGGCCCCCTCTAATAGTTTTTTTCTTGAATATGTATCAAGACCGCCAACAGCAGAAATGTTTTTCGAAGATGTGTTGATGGCGCTGGTATTTTACGGAATGCCTTTGTTAGCAGAAAACAACAAGCCGAGACTTCTGTATTATTTGAAAAGAAGAGGCTATAGAGGATATTCAATGAACAGGCCCGATAAGAATTATAATAAATTATCGGTTGCCGAAAAAGAAATAGGAGGTATACCAAACTCCTCAGAAGATATTAGACAAGCTCACGCAGCGGCTATAGAATCATATATAGACAAGCACGTAGGATTGAAAGAAGACAATAACTATGGGGATCTGTATTTCGATCGCACGCTTAATGACTGGGCTTTGTTTGATATAAATAAAAGAACAAAGTTTGATGCGGCAATAAGCTCAGGGCTCGCAATCATGGCATGTAATAAAAACATGTATGCTCCCGCCGCAATAAGAACAAAAAGAAAATTAGAGTTTGAATTTAAAAAATATAATAATCAAGGTAGTTTATCAAAAATATTAAAGTAAATGGCAAAGTCACACCCAACAGGATTATTTCCGAGTATGTCAGTATCTGACGCAGAAAAAGCTAGCATAGAGTATGGTAAGAAGATAGGGAGAGCTATTGAATCGGAATGGTTTAAAAAGGATTCCGGTACTTCAAGGTATCAGTCTAATCGTGAAAACTTTCATAGATTAAGATTGTATGCAAGGGGAGAGCAATCAATACAAAAGTATAAAGATGAACTTTCAATAAATGGAGATTTATCTTATTTAAATTTAGATTGGAAACCTGTACCTATCATTCCAAAGTTTGTAGACATAGTAGTAAATGGTATTGCAGAAAGAACTTATGATATAAAGGCGTATTCACAAGATCCAAGTTCAATCGAAAAAAGAAATAACTATATGTCAAATATACTCAGAGACATGAAATCAAAAGAGTATATTGATGCGGTACAAACCAGATTAGGCGTAGATATTTATAAAACAGATCCCACAAAACTTCCTTATGATGAAAATGAACTTAGTGTTCATATGCAACTTGAATATAAGCAAGGAATTGAAATAGCGCAAGAAGAAGCCATAAATAATGTTATGGATAAAAATAAATATGAGTTAACAAAGAAGCGACTTGATTATGATATAGCGGTTATAGGAATGGCTTGTGCAAAAAATGGATTTAACAAAGCAGAAGGAATAACTATAAATTACGTTGATCCAGCTGATATAGTTTATTCCTTTACGGAATCACCTTACTTTGATGATTTATATTATGTGGGAGAAATAAAAAAACTGAGCATAGTAGAGCTTAAAAAACAATTTCCAGAAATAACTGATGAAGAGATAAAAAATATAGAAGATAACGGGTTAGGCTCAGGAGCTCTTCTATATAATAAATCATACGGAGCGTTAGACGGAGACGACGATGGATACGTTTATGTGTTATACTTTGAGTATAAAACATATAGAAGCCAGACTTATAAAATTAAAGAAACTGTTTCTGGCGGTAAAAAAGCAATTAAAAAAGATGACACCTTTAACCCTCCTGCTGATCAAAGATCAAGATTTGAAAAAGTAGATAGGGCTATTGAGGTTTTATATTGTGGGGCAAAAATAATTGGTAGTGAAAATATTTTAAGTTGGCAAATGGCGGAAAATATGACAAGGCCTAAGTCTGATACTACAAAAGTTCAAATGTCTTATAATATCGTAGCGCCCAGAATGTATAAGGGTAGATTAGAATCACTTGTTAGTAGAATGACAACATTCGCAGACATGATTCAATTAACACATTTAAAGTTACAGCAAGTTTTATCAAGAATGGTGCCAGATGGAGTATTCTTAGATGCAGATGGTATTGCTGAAGTTGATTTAGGGAATGGAACTAATTATAATCCTCAAGAAGCTTTGAATATGTTTTTTCAAACAGGGTCTGTTATTGGAAGATCAATGACACAAGATGGAGAGTTTAATAACGGAAGAGTTCCAATACAGGAATTACAAAGCGGAAATGGTGGGGGTAAAATTCAATCTCTTATTACAGCATATAATTACTATTTACAAAATATGAGAGATGTAACAGGGTTGAATGAAGCAAGAGACGGATCATTACCTGATAAAAACTCTTTAGTTGGATTGCAAAAATTAGCTGCTGCTAATTCTAATACGGCAACAAGGCACGTATTACAATCAGGATTATATCTTTCTTTAAAAACAGCGGAAGCTATTAGTTTGCGTATTTCGGATGTTTTAGAATTTGCTAATACAAAAAATTCTTTTATAAATTCTTTAGGAAGATTTAATGTTGCTAATTTAGAGGAAGTACAAGAATTGCATTTGCATGATTTTGGAATATTTTTAGAATTAACACCTGACGAAGAAGAAAAGCAGCTATTAGAAAATAACATACAAGTCTCATTGCAAAAAGAACAGATTAATCTTGAAGACGCAATTGATGTAAGAAATATCAAAAATTTAAAGCTTGCTAATGAGCTATTAAAATTAAGAAAAAGAAAAAAGCAGGAAAGAGATCAAGCTGTTTCAAGAAGAAATATAGAATTGCAGTCTGAGTCGAATGCAAAAGCTGCTGAAGCTGCTGCCGCTGTAGATATTCAAAAGAATCAAGTAATGACTGAAAATAAAGTAAAAATGAATCAAGCTCAAACAGAGTTTGATATTAAAAAATTAGAAAGAGAGGCGGCTATTAAGAAAGAGCTTATGCTACACGAGTTTCAGTTAAACGTGAAGCTTAAAGAAATGGATTTACGAGTGATTAATGATAAAGACAAGTTCCGTGAAGATAGAAAAGACGAAAGAACTAAAATACAGGCAACTCAACAGTCTGAATTGATAGAGCAAAGAAAAAATAACACGCCTCCGAAAAATTTTGAATCAAGTGGGTTTGATAATTTAGGAGGATTTGGTTTAGAACAATTTGAACCTAGATAACAATTAAATAAATAAAACATGAGCAAAGTACCAAGAAATGATTGGACCGGAAGTATAAACGGTTCAACTTACACAACAGCAAGTTCATCTGCAATAACACCTGATTCAGGAAATGTTTTTGTAGCTATAACAATGCTAACTGATACTGTATTTGACAGCGCAAGCGGGCTTGTAGCGGAAAGTGCTACAGCGTACGTTAACACTGAAGGCATTGGAGCTGGATCAAACGGAATAGTCGTTGATAGCGTTACGTTCCCTAAAGGATGCACTATTTACGGTCGATGGACTGAAATAGACGTAAACTCGGGAACAATAGTTGCGTATCAAGGATCATAAGGTTAATTATTCTTACCTTTAGTAAAAGAATAAATTATTATATTATATTATGTCAGAAGAAACAAAAGCAAAAGTTGTAGAGGAAGAAAACCCATCTGCAGCTGAAAAAGAAACCAAAGCCCTGAAAAAAATGGGATTTGATACTGGCGTCGAAGAGATAGCCAAAGTAGATTTAAGAAAACCTAAAGAAGAAAAAGATGCCACTGAAGAGCAAAGCGCAGATGAGGTTCCTGTTCGCGACGGATCCGAAGCTAGCGAAGAAGTACGTAAAGAAGACGAAACGCAGCCTGAAGAGCCTGCCGGAGAAAGTCAAAAAGAAGAAGAAAAAGAAGAAGCGATAGTAGAAGAAGTTGAAAAAACCGAACAAACTCAAGAGGAGCCGGTTAAGGAAGAACAACCTATTCAGCAATCGCCACCGGTCGAACAGCCTGAAATAAACGTACCTGAGGGTGTTTTAGAACTTGTCAACTTTATGAATGAGACAGGAGGGTCCATGGAGGATTACATAAGGCTAAACAAAAATTATGGGGATTTAGATAATAAAGATTTAATTAAAGAATATTATTCGATAACTAAACCTCACTTGACATCGGACGAAGCTAACTTCTTAATAGAAGATAATTATTCATTCGACAAAGAAATAGACGACCCTATAGATATTAAAAGAAAAGAGCTTGCTTACAAAGAAGAAGTTGCAAAAGCAAAACAATATCTAGAAAGTCAGAAAAACCAATACTATAAAGAAGTTAAAAATACGGGAGGCCTAAGCAGAGAACAGCAGAAGGCTGTAGACTTTTTTAATAGATACAATACTGAGCAACAAGAAATTGCTCAACAACAAGAAAAAGCGACAAATCAATTTAAACTAAAAACGAATGAAGTTTTCAATCAGGAATTCAAAGGTTTTGATTTCAATATTGACAATAAAACATTCAGATATAAATTGAAAGATGTTGACAATGTTAAAAATACCCAAATGGATGTTATGAACGTTATTGGTAGTTACCTAGACGAGAACAGAACTCTTAAAGATGGATATGGTTATCATAAAGCATTATTTGCCGCTAAAAACGCCGATAGCATTGCTAATCACTTTTATCAACTTGGTAAAACAGAAGCTGTAAAGGAAATCGCAGCCGAGTCCAAAAACATAAATATGGACCCGCGACAAACTAGTTCAGGAGTTGTTGAATCAGGAGGAATCAAAGTAAGAGCAATATCAGGCGATGATAGCAGTAAGCTACGAATTAAATTAAAAAAATAATCATTAATTAAAATATAAAATGGCAGCAATAACTCCAAGCGCTGGTGCCTCGTTGAATTCAACTCCTGCACCGGCTAAACAGACATTATCGTCAAACTACCTATCATTTACAGGTGGTTCAAACGACTGGTCTCAGCAGTATTTACCAGACTTATACGAGCAAGAAGTTGAAGTATTTGGAAACAGATCTATAGCTTCTTTCTTAAGAATGGTAAGCGCTGAAATGCCTATGACTTCTGACCAAGTAGTTTGGTCTGAGCAAGGTAGACTACATTTATCATACACAGGTGCGGCGGTAGCTAACACAGGTGTAATCACAATTGCTTCTTCAGGAACTCACGCAGTAAGAGTTGGTCAAACTATCGTATTAAGCGATAACCAAACATCTCCTACAGTAATCAAAGCTTACGTTTCTGCAGTAGCAGCTGACAATACAACATTAACTGCAATTCCTTATTCAGGAGGTGCAACAGTTGGTGCTGTATCAGGTTTCGTAACAACTGACGACGACGGAACAGCAACGTGTGACTTATTCGTATTTGGTTCTGAATTTAAGAAAGGAACTTCAGGAATGAGCAACGCGGTACAGCCACAGTTCGCTTCTTTAACTAACAAGCCTATTATCATCAAAGATAAGTACGAAGTTTCAGGATCTGACGCTTCTCAAATTGGATGGGTTGAAGTAACTGGTGAGCAAGGACAATCAGGTTACCTATGGTACTTAAAAGCTGAAGGTGACACAAGACAAAGATTCGAAGACAACATTGAGATGGCAATGATTGAAGGTGAATTCGCTAAAGCAAACGGTGGTGTTGACTCACTACTTGGTACTGCAGCGGCTAACGATACAGCTGGGACTGAAGGTCTTTTTGCAGCAGTAACTGCAAGAGGTCACATCACAACAGGTATCGCTGGTACATCTCCAACAGATGACTTAGGTTCGTTTGATAACATTCTTAAGAAATTTGACGCTCAAGGTGCGATCGAAGAAAACATGCTATTCATCAACAGAGACGTATCTCTAGCGATTGATGACATGCTAGCTACGCAAAATTCTTACGGTGCGGGTGGTACATCTTACGGTGTATTCTCAAACAGCGAAGATATGGCGCTTAACTTAGGTTTCTCTGGTTTCAGAAGAGGTTCTTATGACTTCTACAAAACTGACTGGAAATACTTAAATGACGGTTCAACAAGAGGTATTATCGAAAACGATATTAGAGGTATTATCGTACCAGCAGGTACGTCTACTGTTTATGACCAAATTCTTGGTAAAAACATTAAGAGACCTTTCTTACACGTAAGATATAGAGCTTCTCAAACTGATGATAGAAAAATGAAATCTTGGACAACTGGTTCAGTTGGAGGAAACTTCAGTTCTGATCTAGATGCAATGGAGGTTCACTACCTATCAGAAAGATGTTTAATTACACAAGGTGCTAACAACTTTATGTTATTAACTTCTTAAATTTTTCATAGTAGAGCAGGGTGTGATCAATTGGATTAACACCCTAGCTTTACTTTTTATTAACTTATATTATATTATATCATGGCAAAAAAAGCAAAAGCTCAAAAGAGCGAAGAAACAATCGTTGCAGAAGCACCGGTTAAAGAAATAATTCAACAAGAGCCGGTAGCATCAAAACCTACATGGCAAATAAAAGACAGAATATATGTCTTAAAAGACGGTTTATCACCGCTTACTTATACAATAAAAAGCTCTAACATATATTACTTCGACGAAGAAAAGGGATATGAAAGAGAACTAAAATATACAGCAAATCAAAAAACACCTTTTGTAGATGAGTTTATAGGAGACTCCAAGTTGGAACACATAACTTTTGAAGACGGGCAACTTACAGTTCCTAAATCTAAACAAACTTTACAGAAACTATTATCGCTTTATCATCCGCAAAGAGATAATTTGTTTTTTGAATTTGATCCGGCTGCGCAGGCAGAAGACGATCTGGACTTTATAGAAATGGAAGTCGACGCCTTAAACATAGCAATGGACATGGAAATTGACCAGATTGAGGCTATAGTGCGTACAGAGGTCGGAAATAAGGCATCTCAGATGACTTCTAAGGAACTTAAACGCGATTTGATTAATCTAGCCAAGAGAGATCCTAGAATGTTCATAGAACTCGCCTCTGACGAAAACATAAAAATTAGAAATATGGGAATCAGAGCAGTTGAAGCGGGTATCATAAAACTTTCAGCTGACCAAAGAACCTTTACATGGGGATCAAATAATAAAAAATTAGTTACTGTTCCTTATGAAGAAAACCCATATTCAGCTTTAACAGCATTCTTCAAAACCGATGAAGGGGTTGAAATATACACGGCTGTTGAAAAAAGATTAAAATAGTCAATAATAGTCACGGCCCTTAACTGGGCCAAAGGCTATAATAAATAATAATATGGCCATAAATGTAAATACAGTATATAGAACCGTGCTATCTCTTCTTAATAGAGAGCAACGAGGATTCATGACACCTGATCAATACAATAGGTTTGCCAGAATGGCACAGCTTGATTTATTTGAAAAATCTTTTTCAGATTACAACAGGTACCTAACAAGAAAAGAAACGGGAACTATAAATGACGAATACGCGAATCTTGCTAAAAGCACAAAAGAAAAAATAGATTTATTCTCAACGTCTTCAACTTTAACATTCACCAGCGGAATAGCCACAACTCCGGCTAACCTATACAAATGCTTAATGATAAGCACAAGCTCAAGAGCAACCGCCGTACAAGAGATACAAAAATCAGATTTACCTCAAATTACAGCTTCAAAATTAACAGCACCGAGTACTACATATCCTATATACTATAAGGAGGGTTCAAGCATATATATATTGCCAGATAGTATATCTTCAGCTACGTTAGACTATATATTCAAGCCAACTGACCCTAACTGGGCATTTACTTCAGGCGCAACGTATGGGGATATGGCGTATTCAAGTAGCAATTCAATTAACTTTCAACTGCATGATTCGGAAGAGGTACCACTAATAATAAAAATATTAGCTTTTGCGGGAGTAACAATAAAAGACCCGAGTGTTGTGCAAGTTGCTAAGCAAGAAGAAGTGCAAAAAATTAATCAAGAAAATACATAATAAATGGGACTAATTACACAATCAGCTAGAGAGTATTTTGAAGGCTCACAATTATTTACAGGGGACGGAACTACTACAACCTTTACATTAACTTTTACTCCATTACCAACAGCTGAGTCTGTATTTAGAGTATTTATAGCAGGAGATGAAGTTGATGATGATTTACATAGTTATAATAGCAGTTCAGGAGTTATTACTTTTACATCAGCGCCTGCAAACGGAGCTGTAATAAAAGTTTTATTACAAGATCAAAATACAGGTAACTATAGATATATATCATTAGCAGACATAGTAAACAACTTTTTAGTGGCCTATGTAGGAGACGGAAAAATAATTGATCATGCTACTAAACAAGACATAGTGTTTCATGCGAAAAGAGCAATTCAAGAATTCAGCTATGATGTTTCAAGAGTTGAAAAAATATTTGAGGTTACAATACCCTCAACATTAATAGTGCCAATGCCCCAAGATTATGTTAATTACGTAAAGTTATCATGGATAGATGATAATGGTTTAGAAAGACGTATATATCCAACAAATCAAACATCAAGACCTTCACAAGCAGTATTACAAGATACAGACGGAAACTATTTATTTGATACTGATGATTCTTTATTATTAACAGATGATGAAACAACTCCTTTATTTGAAGGTATTGAAACAAACGCGGCATTAGGTTCATCAAGTGCAAACGATTATTTTACACACAATTCCGATTACAGCGATAGTATTATAGGTTACGGTAGAAGATATGGAAGTACGCCTGAACATTTACAAGTTAATGGGGTTTTCGTACATGATGAAGCTAACGGTCAGTTTGGATTTAGCAGTAATTTATCAGAAAAAATATTAACTCTGCATTACATATCCGATGGTTTAGGAACTGATGCAGAAATGCAGATACACAAAATGGCAGAAGAAGCTTTATATAAACACGTTGCTTATGCTATTCTATCATCAAAACAAAACGTTCCAGAGTTTATAGTAAATAGATTTAGAAGAGAACGTAGAGCGGCAATGAGAAACGCTAAGCTAAGGCTTTCGAATGTTAAGCTTGCTGAAATCGCCGCTACAATGAGAAACAAATCTAAACAGATTAAACACTAGATAAATGCCAGAAATCAAAAATACTTTCCTTCGTGGGAAAATGAACAAGGACCTGGATGATAGACTGCTGCCAGAGGGAGAATATAGAGATGCACAAAATATAGAGGTATTAAAGCCTGACGGGTCTAATGTTGGTGTTATACAAAATGCTGCAGGTAATACAATAGCTCATACAACACTTGGTTTATCTTCAGATGTAGATGTAATAGGAACGTATTTTGATGAAAAAAATAAACGTATATATTGGTTTGTTACTGATAATAATGATTTATCCGCAACTGATTGGTATATAGATTCAGGGCTAACTCAGCCTAGATTTCATGCTATTTATTATTATGATGCTAATCCTTCTAGTGCAACATTTAAAACTGCAAAAGCAATTGTTACAGGAAGATTTTTAAAATTTAGCAAAAAATATAAAATAACAGGAGTTGCTATGATAGATGATTTATTGTTTTGGACAGACAATAAAAATCAACCACGAAGAATAAATGTTGTAAAAGCAATAGGAGATGTAGATTTTTACAACAATGAACTGAAAATAAGTTTAGCCAAGTACGCGCCGTATACGCCTGTTGTATTTATGACAGAAAATGATATAGCAGGAACATCGACCATGAGCAATGACGCTACGCTTGAAAATGATTACATAGAAGAAGAGTTCGTTAGGTTTTCATATAGATACAAATTTAATGACAATGAATACTCGGTATTAGCCCCTTTTACTCAAATAGCTTTTCAGCATTCATATAAATCAGGAGCAGAATACGGAACATTTAACGAAGCGGCAGAAGCAAGAGCATATCAATCTACAGAATTAGATGGTATGATAAACCATGTGAATACAGCTGTTTTAGGTATTGAACTACCAAGTATTAACCCTAATGCTGATTTTGAAATAAAAGAAGTTGAAATTATAATAAAAGAGTCTGATAGCACCGTTGCAAGAATAGTTGAAACTAAAACTTTAACTGATGCTAGCATTACTTCAACTTTTTATACTTATACTTATAAATCTGATACGCCACAAGAAACTTTGCCTGAAGATCAAATAACAAGAGTTTTTGATAATGTTCCTACAAAAGCAAAAGCCTTAGATATTGTTGGAAATAGATTAGTGTTTGGTAACTATTCTCAAAATATAACAGTTCCTACATTAGATTATACAGTGTCTTTTGGCGCAAAAGCAACTCAAACTTTTACAGGAGATGGAAGCGATACAACCTTTACATTAACATTAAAATCTCCAACTACTGCAGCTTCAAGTATTGCCCCTACAAATACAAATCAATTTACGGTATATATAAACGATGTTTTATTAGCTTCCACAAATTATGCATATGATGGAACTACGGGTGTAATTACTTTTAATACCGCTCCTGCTAATGGTGCAAATATAACAGTGGTTTTAGTAAATCAAGAATATCCAGATAGTTCATTAAAACAAAGAAGAACCTATCAAGTGGGAGTTGTTTTAGCGGACATATTCGGTAGACAATCACCGGTATTATTACCAACTACTGCTTCAAACTCTATTATAACAGTACCGGCAAGAACAACAGCGGCAGAATTTAACAGTTGGGTTGGCGATAATTTAAAAATTACGTTTAATGCTCAAAGCGGTAAGTTAATACCTGATAGTAATGTTTATTCAAATGAATTAGATAGCGGCGTATATGCTACATACAATCCATATGGTTGGTATTCCTATAGAATAGTTGTAAAACAATTAGAGCAAGAGTATTATAATGTATATACACCGGGAGCAACAGTTGTTGATAATAATTCATATATAACATTATTTGGGGATAATATAAACAAGATACCAAGATTAATGGAAACCATTTCTGCTGATAATGCTATAGCAAGATCTAATACCATATTGTTTCCTAAGGTAATTAATACAGCTTTTTATACAACTACAACAACAACAACGGGAACAAGAAGCGCGACAACCGGAGGAAAAACTATTACTTCGGCTGCAATGGTATTTGCATGTAACCAATATCAAATATTTAATAGGCATCAAAGCTCTAGTAAAGATTTTAAATACACTCCTTGTACGAGCTCTATATCAAATCAAACAGATCTAACTAATGCTGCAACTACAGTTACGTTGGGAGCAAGAAAAAAACAAGTAGTATGGTCCTTAACATTCCCGGACTTAACAGCAAATGCTGATGTAGGTTTTGTTGAGGTAACACAATTAAGTTTTAATTCTGTTTCGGATACGAATAGTAATACAGGTTTTGGAGCTGCAGAGGTTACGGACGCTTCTTCTGGACAAATAGCAAAAACCATTGCATACAACGCTGAAAAAAGAATTCAAGCCTTATCAGCTGAAGATGAAATACCTATAACAGGTATCGGTAAGTTGTCAGATTTTAGCTCTATAAGCGTAAATACAATACAAGAATATAGCAGGTCTTCGTCTCTTACCGATGACGCTGGAGGGCCTTTTTATCAAAGAGAAAACAATCATTTAATAGCTCAACTTCCACCTTTTGGTGAAACATCAAGTGATTCAGATTTGCATGGAGTAAGAATGCTGTTTACAGATGATACAGCCTCAGACAATACAGCTTTTCCTGCGTTAGGGGTTACATCTTATATTAAAAGAGGTAAGTATATCGATTTAGCTGTATTTGAAACAAAACCTATAGAAAGCGAAATAAATATATATTTTGAAACTTCTACAACCGGAAAAATAAATGAGCTAAATGCGCTTGAAACAGGTGCTTTTACTTCGGCAAATGTAACTGTATCGAATTTTGCAGTTGCTGCAGACGGAACTATAACTGCGCCAACCATTGATGTTGGTTCATTACAATCAGTAGTATATGTTAACGCAACAACAGATGCCGGTGAAACTGTTGGATTTGATTATAATCCGGTAAGCGCAAATACTACAAGAACAGCTCAATTAACAATAACTGCACCAGGCGGATATACAAATGCAGGACAAAATATAATAATGAGCACAACTGCAACTCAAGCTGCAACAGGAGGCTTAAGCACTACTGAACCTTTATTTTCAGATTTATCATTGACTTCGACCGTAGCAACATCAAGTACTGCTTCTTCGTTTACTGTTTCTGCAACAATAAGCAATAACGGTGGAGCGGCTGTTTCAGCAGCAGGATTCAAAATAGGTACTACAAATGTTTTTGCGAATGCTACAAATGTTTCTGTATCTGTTGGAAGCGGTGCATCAACTTACACGCATACTAAAACAGATGCGGCATTGAACACTTTATTTTACGTGTGGGCTTTTGCAACAAACTCAGTAGGAACAAATGTACAGGGACCGATACAGGTAACATCACCTGCTCTAGGATTATTCCAGGTTTCTGACTGGACAGGTAGTATAAGCGTTGCTCATACAGGAGCTGTTACAACGGTCGCGGGAAATTCACCAGAAGTTTTATACGCTCCTTCAGGAGGAGTAGCTGCAAACAGCAGCAATACAGAGACAGTATCAGTAACTTTAGGCCAGGCTACAGGTACGGCTACGACTTATTCTAATAACAACAATACTATAAGAATACAGATACCGACAAGCGGTTTCAGCAATTCAGCTTCAACAGCATATTTATATACAGCTGTAAGAACCGTAACGCAGCCAGCAGCGCCAGCTTCAGTCACATATACGGTGCCGTTGCATGCGATACCTTCAGGATTTTCTATAGCGGACGATGCTGTATTTACGCAAGGAACTATTGCTCAGGGAACTTTGAATAGTGTTGCACTCTCAGGAAATGCTCTTACAAACGGCGCGTCAACAAACTTAACAACGGTTACAAACGCTACATTAAGGACATTAACATTGAATATAACTCCAGGAGTTACTTTTACAAATCCAAACGCAGCAGACTTTACTTATGATATTGTTCAGCCAAGTATACAACCAACTCTGACTACCGGTAGTATACCTACGCAATCCACACTGATTACCGGCTCAACGGATATAGACTTAAGAAACTATTTTACAAACGGTAAGTTTTTTGAAATCACAAACGATTCTACTACCGCATCTAAGATAAGCGCGGCAATAGTAAGCGGATATATACTAAGACTTACAGGGCAGGGATCATGTAACGATATAACCGGTACAACTTCAGCAGGAAGTATAGTCGTCGCGGCATTCAACGAAAAAGCAACGGTTGACGGAAGCGTAGCGGGAAGCACCGCATCGACGTCGGTGGTTGAAAAAGGCAACGCCTCTGTATCAGCGACAGTAGCTCTAAACGTAACTGCGTGTGCGCAAAACGCAACTCTTACGATGACCTTTAATGCATCTGGCTCAACATTAGACGGCTGTACGGTAGACGGAGGAACGAGCAATACTTCCGAAACGGAAACATACGCTGTAGGTTCTATAGGATCTAGCTTTACAAATAAAATGCAGTTTACAATTGCTAAATCAAGTACCAATCTTGCAACTAACATGATTAATGTTTCTTCAAGCTCAGGTTTTAGCGCAGTTCTTACAGATAACGGTGACACAATAACAGTAGGCTTTTCTGGTACATATCCTAATCAGGCTGTAAATGGAAACATAAATTATTCCTTTAATTTAAATATAAGCACGACTGCTACTTATACATCGGCAATACAGCTTAATATGACAAACGCGGGTTATACAGTATCAGGAAACGGTATATTAAGCCTATCAGGCACACCAAGCAATAGTCAGGCTAGTATGGACAGCAAAACTATTACAGCTAGCAATAGCGGTACATTTACAGCAAACCCAACAATATACTATAGCGACCAAACGCCTAGTGGAAATAACTATATACATGTTACTTCTCATACTTCGGGTGAGCCGTTTGTTATAACACAGCCGAGCGCTCAAGGAAATAATAGCTTTACAATCACAGGTACGACTAAAATATTAAGCAGCGATACAAGTGGCTCTGCAAATGTGTATCTATCGCCTACTACAACGACTAACGCCAGTATTGATAGTATACAGTTTAACGGTGGGCAATCGACTCATTATAGTATAAACGGAGTAGTTACCCCTATATCTGTGGCAATAGCTGGGGAAGGTAATATATCTCTGTCCTTAGCAAGTTCCGGTAACAATAGTGCTGCTTTATCTGCATCTAGCGGAAACGGAAACTTTAGCGTAAACATAAATCTTTCGGGGTCTAATGCAGCAGGATCGTTGACTTTAACGGCAACTGATGAAAATGGTGCCACTTTAAGTGAAAGTATAACTTTACAGCAAAGCACTATGGGATTGAACGAAGGTGTTACCGCGTTATTCATATCGACTGGGCAGAATAACGCAACTGATGCCTGTAACGAGTCAGATCCTACATCAGCCAAAGTATATGGTGCGTACTCATCGTCAACTGTATATGCGGTCGGAAGCTATCTGCACATAACAGACGAATCAGCCGTCATGAACGGAACAGGGGCGGCTAACACGAACTATACGCAGACCTCCGTCTTTGCGGGATCAAACCTGTACTACAAGGCAAGAATAGGTTTCTATAACGGTACGGCCTACGTAACGTCTTCGTCATCGAACAGGTATGCGATACAGATAGACAACGACGGCAAGATAATATCCAGCGCATTGTGTTCTTAATAATAAATAAATTAGCGTAATAATAAAACTATGAGTGTAACGTTAGAAGTGAAATACTACAATACCTTTGTCATAAAGAGCTCGGAGGTAACTCATCAGATCGTTGGAACCGGAGATGGAAGCGACACTACGTTTACCATTGCTGAAAGCAGCGGAAATACCGTATATGCGGTTCCTAACTCTGAGTCTGAGTTTCAGGTGTATTTCGATGACGTTCTACAGGCTGCAACCGGATACGTTTACGCAAACAAAACCAGAATAATCACGTTTACGTCTGCGCCTAGCAACGGCGTCTCCATATTGGTTGTAGTAAAAAACTGGCATGTTGAGGAATCAAGAATAAGAGGAGCTTTTAACGGAAAAACAGTAGACTTTGGTGTAAGAGCGGCAATAACTGATAATGAGTATGCCCCCGAAACAAGAGAAGCTTCGCTTATATATTCTGGAATATACAACGGAAGAACGAGAACGAACGAGATAAATCAGTTCAATCCTGCTATTCCAAACACAAAATCAATAGACTCTGCTTTTGGGTCTATACAAAAACTATTTGCTGAGGACAACAACCTAAATGTATTTCAGGAAAACAAGGTGCATAACATATTGATAGACAAAGATATAATATTTACAGCTGAGGGTGATCCGCAGGTTACCTCATCTGATCAAGTATTAGGTCAGGTTGTTGCCTATGCAGGAAACTATGGAATTAGTAAAAATCCTGAAAGCTTCGCGTTTAACGCAGGAAGAAAATACTTTGTAGATAAAAACAACGGTGTTGTATTAAGATTATCAAGAGATGGTATAACTGAAATATCAGGATTTGGTATGCGTGATTATTTTAAAACAAATCTTAAATTAGCCGACTCTATAATAGGTATATGGGACAATAACAGAAAAAAATACGTATTGTCTTTGCAAGAAGACTTGGTTAAGAACACCTTTATAGGGGACGGAAGTGATACAACTTTTTCTTTAGCGTTTAGTATAATTGATAAAGACTTTGCTACAGTAAACTTACCCGATCCGACAAATATATCTCAAATAGAAGTTTTTCAAACGAGTAGGGGTTCAACAGCTTTAGTTGCAGGAACTGATTATACTTATAATACATCAACAGGAATAGTAACTATGACGTCTGCTCCTCCGGTAGGGGATACTGTAACTGTTCATTTAAGAGATTTTACAAGCGGGTTTCAAACTGTTACATTTGATGAAGATATAAACGGGTGGTCATCATTTTATGGATATAAACCAGCGTTTGGCGGAAGCATAGACGCAGATTATTATACATACGGGGTGAACGATCTGTATAAACACTATGATCTAGATGCCAATAGAGGTTCATTCTACGGAGCATCTACTATAGCCTCTACAGTCGATGTAATATTTAACAGGCCTCCTTCAATACTGAAATACTTCAAAACAATAAATTATGAAGGAAACACCGGATGGTCGGTTGAGTCAATACAAACAGACAGCGATACAGGTTCGCCAATACCAGCTTACGTATCGACAAGCGCTTCAGCGGAAAGCACATGGCAAGATTTGGTAGTTTCAGGATTCAAGAAGAAAGATAACAAATATTACTCGTATATTGTAAATGAAACCTTACCGCAAAGAAACGAGGTGCTGTTTGGCGGTGATATATCGGGAGTTAAAGGTTTCTTTAATAAAGTACAATTAAGTGTTTCTGACACTTCACAAAAAGAATTATTTGCGGTATCAGGTGAATACGAGTTATTAACAAATTAAATGGAATTAAATATACAAAAGCTAAAAGAAGATGATTACGAAAAGCTTTTAGTTAACTGGTGGAAAGATTGGGAGTGGCAAGCCCCTCCTAAAGATTTTTTACCTGACAATGGAACCGGCGGATTTATGGTATACAATAAGGATATTCCAATATGTGCTGGGTACATATATAAATCAAATTCTAAAGTTGCTTGGGTTGATTGGATTATATCCGATAAAAACTACAAGGATAAAGAATCAAGAAAAGAAGGAATAATATATCTTATTCAAGCTTTAACAGAAATATGCAAACAATTAGGGTATGCTTATTGTTATGCATTAGTAAAACATGACGGATTAATAAAAACATACGAAGATTTAGGTTATATAAAAGCAGATAACTACAATCAAGAATTAATAAAACATTTATAATATGGCAGTAGTAACAGGCGCAGTAGCAGCAGTAGGGTCAGCGGCTTATGGAATAGCGTCCGCTGAAAAAGCTAAGAAAAAAGCAAAAGGTCAAGAAAAGGACGCAAAAGCAGCAGCGCAACAAGCAATAGCAAATCAAAGAGCAGCATCCGCGGCATTAGCAGCAATGGAAGCAGAAAGTATGGTCCCTGGATTTGGGGATAGTAATTATATTCCCGGATACAAAGGAAGCTCATCGTCTTTTAGCAATCAAGGTAGCTCTATATTTTCTTTAGGCAACCCTACTATATATAGCCCCGATGGTATTGCTATGGGAAGTATGTTTCCTACTTCAAGCAGTAATTTAGACAGAAGAGACAGAGCTTTAGGAAGACCAATACCTCAACAACTAGGAAGCGGCCGAGATAGACCTGTTTTTGAACCGTTTGGAGATGATGACGTGGGAGATAGAGCATCGAGAACTGTTATTGATAATCAGGGTAACCCAATGGAACGTAGGGACGGCGTTGAAGATGAAATAAGAAAGCTAATAAGGTACGACAACGGTAGAGTTTCCGGTGTTAGTGTTACAAGTCGAAACAGACAACGAGCTTTAGGCGAGGAATTATTAAGAAGAAGGTTTAATGAGGTGACAAGAGGATTGCCAAAAACAGCCGAAGGAAAGCCTATATTCCCAGACCCAGAAACATCAGAGGGTCAAAGATTTTACGCGTCATTACCTAAATCTATTTCAAATATGGCTAATGACCCGAGAATGGCTCAAATGTATAAAGGCAGTAATATAGTAAACCCTTATGCAAATATTTCAGATTTAAGCGGTATTGCTGAAGATGTAAGCGATTTAGTTAGAGACAGAAGCGATTTGATTGCAGATAGAACAGATTTATTAGCGGACAGAACTAGTTTATTTGAATCAGCTGCCGATTTAGGTGAAGATTTATCTGTAGGCCTAGAAGACTTAGCAGATAGAGTTACAGATCTAAGACCGGGCGCACAAGATTTTTCAGGTTTAGCTTCAGACACAAGTATATTGGCATCAAATCCTTTTGCAAACCTACAGGTAGCCACACAGGCCGCAGACTTAAAAGCGCAACAGTCGGATCAAGCTTTAGCAAATACATTGTCAACAATAAGAGCAACAGGAGCTGGAGCAGGGGGAGCAACAGCAATTGCACAAGCAGCACTTCAAAGTAAACTAGGTATTGCTGCTACAATAGAGCAACAAGAGGCTCGAAACGTAGAGCTAAGAGCGCAAGGACAACAGCAAATAGAGCAAATAAGAATGTCTGAAAGTAAAAGGATTCAGGATATTTCTTTAAGTGAAAGACTAAGATTAGAAGGATTAAGACAAAGTGAGGGATTAAGAATTGATGATACAAGATTAGCTGAAGGAAGAAGGCTGCAGGGTATTGGAGTAGATGAAGGAAGAAGATTGCAACAGCTTTCGATTGCAGAAAGAATGAGAGAGCAAGGGCTAACGTTTGAAGAAGCATTAAGACTTCAAACTGCAGATTTTGAAACTGCTAGAGAAAGAGATAGAATAAGATTTGATGAAGCAGGAAGAATACAATCGGCTCAGGTTTCAGAAGCGTTAAGGCTTCAACAAATCAGGCTTGCCGAGCAGCAAAGACTGCAAAACGCAGACGCTCTAGCAAGAGAATACCAATTCTCTACAGCAGAGAGAAGAGAGCAAAATAGACTTAATAGACAAGCAGGTCTTGAAACGCAGGCTATGCAAACTTCAGCCGACCTACAAGCAAACGCAATGGCAGCGGAAGCAAACGCGGCGGCGGCAAAAGCAGCTAGTACGGCAGCTATAGTACAAGGGGGATTAGGGCTTGCGGCAACTGCTGCTAATATAGTAGGCTCAGTACCTACTAAATCACAGAAAGCTTTTCAGTCTTCTTTTGATTCTACAGCAAGCATAGGAGCATCACAACAAAGAACAGGCACCTTAACAGTTCCTCCAACCCCAAGACAAGGTTTTGGTCGAGCGGATAGTTTTAATCCTAATATTTATGGCCAACAAAGCATTCCGCAAAACCCAATAAATTACGGAGGAGGAAACATGCCTTTATTAACAGCACAAGGCGGATAAAATAAATTTAACAATGGCAAAACAATTACCACAATTTAAAGCAGCAACTCCCGCGTATCAGCAGCAAAGAATAGTTAGACAGCCTAATTATGCAGATATATACGCAAGAAGCTATGCTAATACAGTAAACGCTTACTCACGTTTATATCAACCGGTATTACAGGCTATCGATAAAATAAACATCGATATAGAAAAAGAAAAAAAGGAAAAGGAGTTAAGAGTAAAAAAAGCAGGTGAAGCGGGGCTAACATATCAAAATGCAATATATACAGGGATAGATGAAAAGCTTGCTGGAAAATTTGAAGATAAGTTTGAAGCTCATTTATCTAAAAACGCGGATGCATTTACACAAAATGAACTAGATCATGCAAATGGTAAAATTACATACGACATGTATGCCGCTACTAAGAAAAAATTATTTGCTGAATTAAATGATACAGAAAAGGCTGCACAAACAATGCGAAAAGGATTAGAGTTTTTTAGTGCTAATAAAGACAACATGTCCTTATACCAAAATAGTAAACTATTTGGTTTGTTTGAAGCTTTTGAAAGTGGAGGAAGAAATATTGAAATAGGTAGAAATGAATTAGGAAACACTATATATAGTTACATAGACAATGCTGGTGTAGAGCAATCTTTTACGCTAGACGAGGTTAATGAGCTTATGTTCGGAGAAACTGAAAATGCTTTAAATCTAAAGATTGATTACAATACCGACGGCGGAGAGGGAAAAACTTTACTTGACGCTCTTGAAAATAGTATTAGAAACTCAGAAGGATTCGAAGGGGTACAAACAAAGGTGTTTAGCGTTATAAACGCAAGGGGTAATCAGCAAGTAGACACTACTTCTACCGCTTATAAAGACACCCAGTATATAATACGTACTGCACAAAATTCCGATATACTTGAAGCTTTAGGAGAGAGCTATAGAGCAAGGCACTATCAAGACGAAATGTTAAATCCAACTAAAGGCTCGTTTTTACACAATCTTAATGTTCAAGCTAACGATATTATTAGTTACTTGAAAGTTGCAGAAGGCGAAGACTATTCAGACAAAAAAGACGCAATCATGCGAATTATAACTTCATACAATGAGGATGATGACTTTGCAAAAGAAGATAGCTTTATAGGGTCTATTAGATCGGCTCAAAAAGAAATGGTTAAAAAGGATATTGCTAACAAGCTATTCAATGAAAGGTTCGCGCAAGACGAAAAGCCTACGCAAACGATAGTTAAAACTATAACAGATAATCAAAAGCGTGCGGCTAAACTAGTTAATGACAAAAACTTCGTTGATCAGGTAGAAAGCAAGTTTGGCGTAATTAACAGTATTAATAATGCTAATTTTGATGTTGATGAGAGCGGGTTGCCTACGGATGAAGGAAGAACAGCTATGCGAAACATATATGCATTGTTCGGTGCGGCGGTAACAAACATAGAAAATAAAGCGGACATAGTAGACGAGGGTACAGCTAACGAAACAGAGGGGCCTGGATATATAGAGTTTACTCTTGGCAAAGACGCTATAGGAAGAAGTAAAGACCTGAAAATAAAGATTGATAATAATACCCCCTCAAGTTATTTAGCAGAGCTTTTATGGGCTGTTAACGACTTTGACGGAAATGCAGCAGATATTTACAATTTCTGGACAAATAGAGGAAGCTCAGCTTGGACCGGCAAAGAAAACCCGTTCTATACGTGGGTCGAAGAGCAATCTACGAAATACCAAACAGAGCTCAAAAGAATAGGCTATAGGCCAGGAGACGAAGACTTTAATTAAACAGCATGGAAACATATATATTTAATAATAAACTTTACACAAGAGAAGATTTAGAAGGTGTAGCCGAAAGAAAAGGCTATACTTTTGAAGAGCTTTTACAAAAAAATCCCAGTATAAAGCCGTCAGACCTGGGAAATCAACCGGGTGTTGCAAACGAGACTGCAAGTGCGACACCGCTACAAAGAGCAGTCGCTGGGGGATACAGGCCGGAAGGTATTTCATTGGGATTACAAGACCTGGAACCACAACCTGCCCCAAAAACAAGAGCTGAGTTAGAAGAAGAAGAAGAACAACGTCAACAAGAAATTGACGCGAAATTATTTGCAGCAAGAAAGGTTGGCGGTATAACTTCGCCTGCAATAGGCGTAATAGATAAACTTCTTCCAGATTGGTACGAAAACTATAAAACAAAAAAATTAGCAGGACTTGTTGGGGGAGCTTCAGAATTAGCTAGAGGTATACCTGAATACATTGATGCTTCAATTCAAGCTGGTGTAGGAAGCACTAATCCTGCGGGGCTTGCATATTATCAAGCTATGCAAATAGCCCGTTCAAATATGCGTGGAGACTCATTAGAAGAAGCCGCTAACGAAGGTGTTATTGATACTTCTGGTTGGCGAGACTTTAATTCAAAACTTACTTCACTAAATAAAAAATACTTTAACGATGATGGCACTGAAGCGGACTTCCAAGAATTAGTTTCGCAAGGTAGAACAAGTGAGGCTTCAGATAAATTAGTTTCAGATGCTTTTATAGCAGTACCGTCTTTAGCTGTGTCTATAGCAGGTGGGCCTTTAGGAATTGCTGCATTAGGTGTTTCAGCAGCAGGTAGTTCATTTGAAAGAACTATGAATGAAAACCCTGATGAAAGTATTCAGAAAGCTTTTTTTATATCTAATATTCAAGGAGGTGTAGAAGCTACAAGTGAATATTTTGGAGGTAAGTTTTTAAAAAGCATAGGTAAATTAACTAAAGTTGGAAAAGGAGCCAACAGAAAAGCGGTTGATGAATTTATTGAAAAAACATCTGATAAGTTTTTAGAAAGAGCCTTTGGATATACAAAGAAAACGGGAGCGGGTATGCTTTTTGAAGGAGGGACGGAAGCCGGCGCGAATATAATAAATGAATCGTTACAAGAGTTAGCATATAGTGATGATGGATTAACGCTTCAAGAAGCCGGTCGTATATTTACAAAATCTTTAAATGAATTTGCAGTAGGAGCTGTATTAGGGGGAGGAACAAGTATTATAACTCAAAATTTAAATAAAGACGGAGCAACTGAGCAAAATGTTGCAATGCATATAGCTCCAAATTATCTTAAAAACCAAGTATATAAATTAGAACAAGAAAGCATTTTATTAGATAGTCAAATAGAAAAAGCTAAAAGAAAAAAAGATAAAGCAAAATTTCAAACGCAGCAGGAAGAAACAAAGAAACAAATAGAAGAAAAGAAAGCCCAGGTTGTAGAGGCGTTTAACGGCCTTACAAGAGAAGAAAAAAGATCATATGCAGATGCTCTTGATAATATTCAAAACAATTTAGATTTATATTATGAAAAAGGAACTGATCTAACAAGAGAACAATTAGACGAAGTTTCAGATGTTATTAAAGAAGATTTTAGAAAACTTGACGACATACTTGCCTATGAAAAATTAGGAATAGACGCAAACATGGAAGCCGCGTTTACACAGGTTCTTCAAAGATCAAAAAAAATTGAATCAACGATAAGAAACAATAAGATAGCTGGACTTGAAGTAGAAATGCTTGATACTCAAGAAAAGATAGACGCTGCTGCTGAAAAATATAAAGGGTTTGATCCAGATGCTGACGGAATATTTATACCCAAAGCAACAAAAACAGAGCCTGCAAAAATACTTATCAACAAAGATGTAGCCGCGCTTAAAGGAGCAACTAATGTATTAGGGCATGAAAAACTTCATTTTTTATTGTCAAAGTATTTTAAAACTGACAACGCCTCTTTAGCCCCTTTAGTAGATTCATTTAAAGAATACTTAGTAGAGTCTGGAAATAGCAATATTGTTAAAAGAATTGACCAAAGGCTAAAAGAAAATGACTACATAGATGAAAACGGAAAGTATAAAAAAGGAGCATTAGAAGAATACTTTAACATGTTTTCTGATATTGTTGCTACGGAAAAAATAAATGTTGTAGAAACGAAGGGTGTTGCAAATAAGCTAGCCAAAGCTTATACAAATACTATGCAGGGATTAGGTTTTGCAAGTGTAAAGCTTAATAACGGTAAAGACGTATTCGACTTTATAAGAAACTACACGAAAAACATTCAAAAATCCGATGCTATCCTCGGCGTTAAATTAGAAAGTGATTTAGTGCCAAAAGGAAAAACAACAGAAACAAAGCTTTCAAAAACCGATTCAAACAAAATTGATAAAGCATATGCAGAAAATAAGAGCCCTTTTGAAATAGCAATGATGTTTGAAGGCATAGTGAGTAAGCGCGCACAAAAATATCAAAACGTTCCCGATTTCAACACTTTTAAGGAAGACTTTATACAAAGTGCTCTTTTAGAAAAAGGAGGCGTTATAGATCTTGTAAACAGCTATAAGGAAGGCACAGGAACTCTTTCTGGTTATGTAAATAGTTTATTAGAAAAAAGAATGGATGGATTTGCATCAAAAATATTTGGTGTTAAATTTACAGAAGATATTACAGAAAAAGTTGATATAGCGCAACCTGAAGCAGAGCCTATAGAAGTTACGCCTGTTGAAACACCTCAAACAAGAAATGTTATAGATAGATTAAACCTTTCACCTTCATTAGCTGATGCTGGTAAAACCGCTGTAACTAAAGGATTAGCAACTGTAGGGGCTATTGTACCATTGAATAAAGGATTCACGTTTAGAGAAAATCTAAAAAAGAATGTAAGAAACGCTATGTTTGATTCTGTTAAAAAAGAATTAGGGGGTAGCAGCTTGCCAGAATATTTTGATTATATAAAAGCAAATGCAGAAGAAATTTATAATATAATAACTCTTGGTGATTTAGTTAAAAACAAACCTCTTGCAGAAAAATTTACAACCAGACCAGTTGATAAACAAGGAAGACAACTTAGAAAATCTGAAACATTTAGCGGAAGAAAAACATATGCAGGTAATTTAGTATTTGAAAAGAAACCATGGTCCCCTGCTGTAGAAAAAGATTTTATTGCAGAATTTACTGAAGGAAGAAACGCTAGAGAAACAAGAAGATTATTTTTAATAAATACTATTGCAAAAGAAATAGCGTTTGATGAAGCATTAAACGTAATAAAAGACTCAGCTGTACTTGAAAAAATAGCAGCTACACAGCCACAAGATATAATGGATAACTTTACAGAAGAGTTATCTAGACAAGTTGAAAGAGGTCAATTTATAAAATACTCTAAATCAAAAGCATTAGATAACTGGATCGTTGATTCTACAAAAGCAGGTGATACTTCTTTGATAGGAAAAATAAGTAACGAAATATATGACGTATTACAAACCATGCAGCCTACAGGAAAATATAAATATAATGAAGACATGGACTTTGGTACCGCTTTTGTAAAATATTTTAATCCTCCAAAAAAATATGCAAATGATATTGAAAACGATTTAAATAAATTATGGAGACAAAAAATAGTAGATGCTAAAGGAACTTTTAGTTTGAAAGGAACGCTAAGAGGCGAGGGGCCTAAAGATTTAAAACTTGGATTGTTTACTATTGAAAACGCAAATGACAAAGCTTATGAATATGTGGCGTTTAGATTAACGGGAGAATACGGGCCTTCTAAATCGTGGGTTACACCGTCTGCAAAAAAATCAAAATTAAGAAATGACGAGTATGAAAATATTTTATTTGAATTTGCAAACGCGTATTTAACAGACGCTGATTTGCGTACGGGCCCATTGAGACAAAATGTGTTCAAGCAAATGGTAGGCGAAGAGCTTGCTTCAGATTTTGATAATAACTTAAACACTAAATTGAATATAAATTCAGATCTTGGACAAATTGATGGTGTTGAAAGAACAAGAAAATTGTTATCAACCTTTGCTGGCACGGAACAAATTAAAAGAAAAGGTATAGACAAAATTGCAGCAAAAGCAACTGACGGCGATCTTACTGAAATAAATGCTCATAATAATGAAGTAACATCTATAGTAAGACCCCAGTATAAAAGAATTATGCTATCGCTTTATGACTTTGTAGAAAGCTATAGAGGGACAGGTAATGAACAAATGGCTATGAAATTTGCAAACAGGTTTCAATCTATGATGTTTAAGGGGGGCACAACTTACACTCCTATGAGAGAATCTGCAGCTATAACACATGTAGAAAAAAATATTACGGAGCCTTATGCTGAGCATGCAAAACAAATAGAAAAGCTTGCTAATGATTTTATGTTAGAGCAGGATGGCGATAACTTTTTAGCAGCATATATAACGGGAGGCAGAAAAGGAAGAAGAATTTTAGAAAGAGCCATAGACAAAATGTTTGCTACGAATGGAGTTTTTATAGTAGATAAAATTCATGGAGATATAAAAAGTTCTACGAGTATGGACGCTATAAATGGAAAATTTGGTTTGCCAAATCAAAATTACGTTACTTCTAGGTTTCAAAATGTATTAGACGAGGGTGATATTATTCCTATTGAAAGCGGAATAGCTTTAACTGAGGGTGATACTTATGATTTAAATAAGGGTCTTAATGCGCAGGTGTTTGATGCAAGCGCAATAGACGAAGCTAATAATAAATTATATATTAAGTTTTCAAAAACAAGAAGTAAACCAGCAGAGCTGGCAGACATGATTGATAGAAAGAATGTCAAAGCAAAAGAAATAAAGAGCGCAAAAGATTTAGCTTTAGCAAGAAGGCTAGGAAAAGAAACAGAAAGAAAGTTTTTTTATGGCAATGACTGGAATATATTTTTACCGTACAGCGCAGAAGATTTTTATGGTTTGATACAAAAAATAGCAGGCAAAGGAGAGCAGGGAAACAAAGACTTAAAGTTTCTTAAAGAAAACCTACTTGACACATATTCACAAGGTATATCCGATTTAGAAACGGATAGAAGATCTATGTTTAATGCTTACAGACAAATCAAAGCTAGAATTAAAAAAGCACCTTTTAAATTAAGGGAAAACCTTACGGAAGAAGGAGTGAAAAACTTTACAATAGAAGATGCTGTTCGTGTTTTTGTTTGGCAACAGTCAAATTACGACATTCCCGGTATAACAAAAAAGAGAGCAGATAAGTTATCAAAAATTGTAGCAGACAACAAAGAGCTTAGAAGTTTTGCTTTTGGTTTGATGGCTGCTAACAAAACAGATGGTTATCCTAAACCTGAAGAAAACTGGGAAGCGGGAAAAATAGGAAGTGATTTTGCACAAACTTTAAATCAAAACAAAAGACCAAAGTATTTAAAAAAATGGCAACACAATATTGATCTTATTTTTAATGATAAAAACAAAGCAAAACTTACTGCCGCTTTTGGGCCAAGTTATGTTAAAAATTTAGAAATGGTTATTGGTAGAATGAAGTCAGGAGTAAATAGAAAGCCTACTAATAGCGACGCGGCTAATATAACACAAGACTTTATAAATGGTTCGGTTGGTACTATAATGTCTTTTAACATGCGTTCCGCAACGCTTCAATCTATTTCTGCTATAAACTATTTAAATTGGAGTGACAACAACCCTTTAATGGTAGCAAAAGCATTAGCCAACCCAAAACAGTTTGCAAAAGACTTTATGTTTTTAATGAATTCGGATTACTTGACTAATAGAAGACAAGGATTAAAAATCAATGTACAAGAAGCGGAAATAGCTGAGGCCGCAAAAAGCAAAAATCCTGTAAAAGCTGTGATTGCGCACATGTTAAAAATTGGGTTTTTACCTACGCAAATTATGGATAGCGTTGCTATTGCTTCTGGAGGTTCTGCGTTTTATAGAAACAGAATTAATAGTTATGTTAAAAAAGGATTTACTCAAGAACAAGCAGAAAAAAAATCTTATGAAGACTGGAGACAAATTTCAAATGAGTCTCAACAATCATCAGATCCCGCGCGTATTTCAAACGTACAAGCGAATAATTTTGGCCGTGTAGTATTTGCGTTCGCTAATACACCTTTCCAATATACAAGATTAACTAAACGAGCAATAAGTGATTTAGTTAATGGCAGGGGAGATGTAAAAACAAATGTGTCTAAGATAACGTATTATATGGCTGTACAGAATATAATATTTAATACTTTACAAAGCGCGTATTTTGCATTAGACTTTAGCGAGGAAGATGAATACCAAGGCAGAAAACTTACTAGAAGAGCAAAAGAAATAAGACAGAGTAAAATTGACAAGAAAGAAGAACGTATAGTTAACGGTATGGCTGACTCTGTATTAAGAGGGCTTGGATATTCGGGAGCTCTTATTTCAATGCTAAAAAATGCTGGTATTGCATACTATAAAGAACAGCAAAAAGAAAATGAATTTTTCAAAGACTGGTCAAACGTTCTTTTAGCTACTACAGATATTGCACCTCCAATAGATCACAAGGTAAGGAAGTTGAAGGCGATTATTGAAGCGGGCAAATACGAAAGCAATATTCCTCCTTCAGTAGAAGCGGCTATAAACGCGCTTGCCATAGCCAACATACCAGCGGACAGGCTGCAAAGAAAAATAGAAAACCTAGCAGACGCATCACGGGAAGATTTAAGTGCTTGGACAAGAATAGCGCTTTTCTTAGGGTGGTCAGGCTGGGAGCTAGGAATTGAAGACTAATAAATTTAATCATGAAAAATATAAGTAATCACATATCATATAAAGAAGGGACTCATTCTAATACAGCAACAAGGCGAAACATAGATAACATACCAAATGATTATCAGCTAGCAAATATGAACGCGGTAGCGTTAAATATATTTGAACCGTTACGTGAATGGGTTAATGGACCAATAAAAATTAATTCATTTTTTAGGTCACCAGATTTAAATACCGCTATAGGCGGAAGTTCAAAATCTCAACACTGCGAAGGCAGAGCCATAGATATTGACGATACGTTTGGGCATAAAACAAACGCCGAAATGTATAATTACATAAAAGAAAACTTAAATTTTGATCAGCTAATATGGGAGTTCGGTAATGACGCAAATCCTGATTGGGTTCACGTAAGTTACGTATCGGATGATCAAAACAGAAATCGTTGTTTAAAAGCAGAAAGAGTAAATGGAAAAGCAGTGTATAGCATTATCTAAAAGACTTTTACTTGCCTTGCTTGTTTTAACCTTTGCTTCTTGTTATACGATAAAAAGCACTGTTGTAGACTTTCTTGATAAGAAATGGCCATCAAAGTATTGGTATGAGCAGCAGGCGCTAAAAGACAGTATAAATAAAAAGGGGCACAAAACTGTACCCCTAAAAACAAATATGAAAAAAAACTAATTAAGTATTCTTTTCTTTTTCAGCTTCAGCATTATCTTTTTTCAATTTATCCAAAGCCTCCTGATAGTCGGGCATTCTCTTCATTGTCTCTAAAATACCCATCTGTATATTCTGCGTGCGCATAAGTTCTCTAATGAGCGTGTCTACTGTTTCTTCTAAGCGCAAAACGTTTTTTGCCATCAATATTAATTTACTCTCTTTCATCTATTTTATAAAACATTACCACTACTATTCTTTGGTCCATGTATTCATTAGGATATTTACTATGGAAATAATTACACGGGTAAGACAGTAATCTGTTGTCCTTATACCCTATTACAGAATTTAATTTCCATTTTGATTCATCATTTGCGTCTTCTAATAGCATACGATTAAACTCTTCGTTATCTGATTTAATATACGTATGCCCATACTCTTTATGCTCCCAAAAAGCTGTTCCGTTTAATTTATCCTCTTTTGCTTTTACAAACAATACGACAGCTCTATCAGGTTGTTGCCCTTCAATTATAGTGTCATTATGTATGCGCCAATCGTTATCTTGATTTTGCTTAGCTTCTCTTGCAAAAGCTAATATATTATTTATTTTTTTATTTTCTAATTTTTCTAATTCACTGATCATATAATATTCAAACTCTTTAGGTAATTCTTTAACCCAAAAAGATTTATCGGGATATTTGATCTCTGTAAATTTATCACAAAAGCTAATTAATTGGTTATAAAGATTTAACGGTAAAAAATTATCTTTTATATAAATCATTGTTCATAAGTTATACATGTTGTTGTCACCTGAACAATCTGTGTGCAAACACCATCAACACACTCATTTAAAAGTTCCTCATCTTGTAAGTCATACTGTGCACACCTATCCTCTTCCTTACTGCATGAAGCCACTGTTATAAACAACAATATAATAAAAAAACACATAACGTAGTCAATAAACTTCATCGTTCGTTTCTTAATAGCATTTTACCATCGTATTCGTCTATTGTTTTTATAAGCCTGTATATTTTTCTTGACTGCACTTTAATGGCTTCTACTTCGCTTCTGCTTGACTCCATCCCTAAGTTACAATATAAATCCGCGTCTATTTCAAGAAGTGTATCGATCTTTCTTTTTTTTGACCAAGACTTAAAAGCCGCTATCTTTTCTATATCATCTATTGTATATCCCATTACTAACTGTTTGAAAATCAGATACATTAAAATTACGAATTTTTTCTAACTCTTTCTTTGTTTTGTGATATTTTTCTTTTAGAATTATATGGTGCATAAGAAGTTCCCTGTATCTCTCTTCAACTGTCATGTTTGCGTGCGGGTTAGCAAACCCATACTTTTGCTTTAGCTTTAGTCTAGCCTGCTTATAAATCGAAAGATATATATCCTCTCCCCAAATCTTAAAGTTTTTAAACAGTTTTAGCCCATGGAGTACGGAGGCGTGGTCCTTATTAATTACTGCGCCAATATCTGTTAGGGCATAAGGTGTAAGATCTCGGCATAGCCTGAAATAAACCGCGCGCTGATATACATTGTGCCTTTGCCTATTTGGCTTACTAAAATCATTGTCAAATAAATCTATTAGAATGTTTTTAATTTGGGTTAATTCCATGTTACTTTTTATATATGGTTAAACAAAAATCTACAAGAGGCAAATATAACACGTGATCATCGTATCCTTTCATTTTGTAACTTCTAATCCCAAACAGTATGCCCGGATAATAGCCTATATGAATCTCCCAATGTACGTTGTTCTTTTTAATTGTCATCTTCCCTGCCCCCTATATTTTTTCTTGTAATACTTGCTAGACTTCAGCCCGCTGGTTTTTGTTTTAGCGTGAACGCCCGGCCTTCTTTTTTTAGGTCGCTCTATATATGTGTATGTAATGTTTCTTCTAGCCATATACTTTTACGTTATACTTATCGTGAATAGCCTCAATCTCTTTCCATTTTAAATATCCCCTGCTCTCTATCGCCCAGTTAACGTACTTATTTATTTGTCTTTCTCTATATTTTTGTCTCGCAATCGCTTTTGAGACTCTAATATTAGCTCCACTGTTTTGTCGCATTCTTTTTGGTTTTGGGGCTTGTAAAGTACAATACCCGGAAGTTGTTCTGTTATGTGTTTTTTAAACAATTTCCACCGCATAGAAAACGTTTCGTTAGCTCTACCCTTACATTCTATTATAAATCCCTCTCCCTCAAAATCAGGCGTATACTTGATCGGTTGAATACTTTTCATACCCCTATCCTTATATTCGCCCTTAGCGTTCGCTGTTCTTTCATAGCTTTGGCTATCAAAGTAAAATCCAGGAATTAAAACAAAAGTTCGGTTTTCGTAAACAGCTTTTATACCGTTTTGCTTTAATGCAATATACATATATTTTTCTAAACCTGAAGCAAAATTAATTCCGTCATATGTTACTTTTTTTGATACTACGGGGCCGCGCTTCTTGCTGCGTCTAATCTTTCTCATGATAGTTCTTAAGCAAAACTTCTTGAAGCTCGTCAGCCAAAACAGATTTAAGCTTTTCAATATAGTTTACAGCATCCATTAGCTCTTCTTGTATATTGTTAAGCCACTCGTTAATAGATTTGCTGTCTTGTTCTAGCGTTACTTTATATTTGCTATAGCCTACGTCAGATCTTGATATAAACTTTTCTACAACTTTTTGTATGATAGGGTCTCTAAAATCAAATTCTTTTTTACTCATCTTTTACAAATGTTCCGTTTACCATTTTACCTTTTCTTGCCTTAATCTGATCGTAAGCGTGTTCAATACATTCTTCTATATTAACGCCTAAGTGCTCAGATAAGTTAGTTAAAACAACAACACAATCGCCTATGGCGTCTACAGTTTCCTGCTTGTCTTCTTTTAAAACAGCCTGAGACAATTCGCCGGCCTCTTCGTAAAGTTTAAGTAGCTGCGTTTTAATATCACCGTGCGTGTAAATGTTTCTTTCTTTTGCCCACGCGCGTATTCTATCAAAGATATTTCTTCCGTTGGTTTGGAATAGAAATTCTTCATAGTATGCTTTATTGTATATAAAACATTTTTCGTTATTGAACATAGACTTTTTAGCATTAGCTAATATCCACGTTCTTGTTAGCTCCGTGTTTTCAAACTGACCTAAAGTTGTTTCCCAAATCATCCCGTCGTTTTCTAATAGCGCGTCTGCTAAATGAACACGAGGACAAGGAAACGTAGTGGTCTGCTCTGTAACGTTTATTTTCATTTCTTTTTTTCTCATAAGTAATTGATTGTATGGTGTTATGTCCACCTTGTATCCGAACTTTTTTTGCAGTTCTCTTTCTTTATCTGATATATAGTTTATATCGTCAGAGCTAAGTAGAATCTCATACTCGCCTGATTTAAAACCTTGTACTTTAGTTACGCGTTTCAGTACATTGGTTGTGACGCCAATTTTTTTACCGGGAATGTGATACAGGTAATATTTCATACTGCTACCGGCGCTTTAATTTTTGGTCCCGGCTTATAATTTTTTAACGTAAGCCTTCCGCTTTGATATGTAAACTTTGCCCCATCTTTATAATCCGTGTTGTTCATATATTCTTTTACTGCATCAAAATGATTTAAATATATATGCGCGTCTATAATAGATATGTCAATGTTTTTTGGAACTGTATTTGTTTCAGAAGCTACATATAATAATATTTTAGCAAACAAACAAACATCATATGGAACACCTAAAAACATATCACCGGATCTCTGAACCACAAACATGCTTATCATTCCGTGGTTTATATAAAATTGGAAATATAAATAGCAAGGCGGTAATGCCATATCTTGTATCATCGCGGGGTTCCACAAACTAATTATATGACGTCTTCCGTGCCTATCTTTATTTATGCCGTCTATTAATTGTTTTAATTGATCAATTCCTTGTCCATTAAAATTTCTTAGTTGATAGCCATAAACAGGGCCTAAATCGCCCTCAGGTGTCGCCCAGTTGTCCCATATGGTTACATTATTATCTTTAAATCTTTGAATATTTGTTTCGCCGTTCATAAACCACTCAAACTCTGTGTCAAATATGTTTTGACTCATATGCTTTCCGTTTAAAATTGGAAAGTTATCGCCTTCTATTTTTTCTTGACCTAATTTTTTTGTTGCGCTTATATTAACATTTAATCTTTGATGAAATAAAGATTTTGTTCCTACGCCTGTTCTGTCTTCTCTATAGTTTCCGTCTTTAACAATTCTTGTTATAAGCGCTCTATAATTCTTTTCGTAAATCATATTGTTATTATCCTTTTGCTTTCGTATTAACCCCGTATTTATTATAGTAATAAACACTTGCGTTATAAATTTGTTTTTGTATTTCACCCGGTCCATACGAGTCTGGCGATAAGTTAGGTTTCTCGCCTTTTTTGTAAGGGCCAAAGTTTATGCCAACCTTCCAAAGCTTGTGATTCTGTACGCACACAGGAAAGATACGTATATTATTTCTAATACAGTAATCGTTAGCTTTAATTTCTGGTCTTGTTGGGCTATAACTTCCCATCATGAATTTGTATTGTCTGTTTATTATGTATACCGGCATGCGCTTCGCAAATCTTTTCTACGCAGTGATCCAGCCTTTCGTTTATATCTTTCCCCCAAAACCTCATAACCGACCAGCCTTCATTTATAAGATGCTGGTTTGTTTCCTTATCTCTCTCCATGTTTCTTTCTATCTTACTAATCCAAAACTCCCTGTTCGTCTTCAGTTTCTTTTTTCTCTCTTCCCATTCGTGTCCGTGCCAAAACTCACCATCAACAAATATAGCTAACTTTTTACTAGCAAAACAAATATCAGGTTTTCCTTTTATCTTCTTGTTGTTTTTACGGTAACGTAATCCTTTGTGCCACAGCGCTTTAGCAAGACGCGCTTCAATCTTTGTGTCTTTGCCTTTTATGCTTCGCATAATCTTAGACCTTGTTTCCTTGCTTACTCTATCCATTTTCCCACGGTAAAGGCCCTACTTCTTCTTCTTCTTCGTTGATATATGGTATATAAGAACCACTTTTCGGTTCCCACGTAAAGAAACACTCAGCTCCGTTTTCTCCTAAATTTTGAAACTTTACTTTTAATACCTTAACTTTTGTTGTTTTATTTTCATAATCTCTATGTACCAGCAGCCCGTGATAGCTTGCGTCATACCACTCGCCTCCTCCTTTTATGTTATACATTGTAGGCTCTTCAATTTTACCTGAACTGTCTTTATACATTTTAGTAGGATGCGCTACTATAATTACCAATACATCATAACGTTTGGCAAACTGTTCTATTTTTGTTAAATATTCTAAAGTATATGTGTTTACGTCCATACTATTAGCATTCGTGTCTCTTATTTTATTAAAAGGATCTATTACTAAACACTTAATTCCTTTACGCTTTACAAGCTCGGCACCCTTACGTAGTACTGCTTCAAGTGATGGAACTTCTAAATCTATAAAATAATAATTATTGTTTATATGATTTGATATTTCTTGCCATCTTTCAGTACCAATATCATTATGCGAAGGCATACCGCCCCATATTTTACGCATTATTTTATGAGCATGTAAATAAGTGGGGGCGTTTTCAGGAGAGGCAAAACCTATTTTCCAATCATATCCTATATTATAGCCTATTACCATTTGATCAACGAAATCACTTTTACCGCTGCTAGGTATACCAGTAACAGTAATAAACTGACCAGTGTAAGTGCTGAAGATATTATCAAAGTTATTAATCCCAATCTGAAATCCCGGCTTAAAACCGTTTTTAACAAAGTCTTGTAAATCATCTTCTAAGTCTTTAAATGTCGTTACGTTTTCTAAAGGCACAGGCAAAGCCTTATCGATAATTGATTTCAGCTTTTCAGGGCTTTCTAACAATACGTCATTTGCATCTTTATGCTCTTCATAATCAACAGTATAACAAACCTCTGAGCCTAATCTTCTTATTAATTCTTGTTTTAAGGCTATACCAGCTGCATCATTATCAACAGCTATTATAATTTTTTCTTTATCAGCAAAGTAATCTATACAATTATCTAAGTAATCAAGGTTGTTTGTGTTTAGTGTGGCGCCGTTTGGGACTGATATTACGTTAGAAATACCGGCTTCGTGTATAGCACATACATCCATTTCGCCTTCAACTATAATACAAGAATTGTAACCAACAATACTATTAATATTATAAAATATTTTTTCTGCACCTTTGTAAAGCTTAAAGTTTTTTCTCGCGTCTCTGTATTTAATATTGATAAGCTGGTCGCCTATCATATAATTAAACTTAATAGTGTTCTCTTCCTTTCCAGTTTGCGGCATATACTCTGGTCCCTCTGAAATATTTAAATCCTCAACTGTTTTTTTAGATATACCTCTCGATTCAAACCATTTAAGAACCTTGCTTTGCACGGGCTTATGCGTTTTTGTATCGTAAGCTGGTCTTTTGTATTCTATATCCGAACCACCTTTTCTTTGGTAAGTATGTAGCTGGAATGTTTTATTGCAATTATGGCAAGTACCTAAACCTCTTTCCCAGTCTAAGCTTGCACATTTCTTTTTTCTGTTTTCTGGCTTACGCAGGTGAGAGCAGAGAGGACAAACACTCTCCGCTTTACCTACCGGTAGATTATACTGGTTGAACTTATCCACATAAAAACCATTAACCTCTACCGTATTGAACATAAAAATGAATAAATAAATATTATGACTAACATTATTGTTTGTCGATTGTTATATCATAGCTGCTTCGTGTTGATCTCGTATTAGAACGGAAGATCATCATCTGTCGGCGCAGCAGCCGTTTGAGAAACTGGAGATGGCTGAGCTTGTCCCTGCTGTTGTGCAGCGGGCATTGCTTCACCGTCTGTCCATACGACTTTTATGTTTCCTAAATAAACCTTAGGCTCTTTTGCGTCGCGCTCTTCTTTTGATTGGTCTACGGTTACTGAACCGTTATGACCAAACTGATCCACTTCGTTGTTGATTGCAATAACAACGGGAATGTATTTACCCTTTTTACCATTATAGATTTTATCCTTTGGTATCTTGGTAACATCTAGGTTTCCTTTTAAAATTCCTGCCATATTATAATGTTTTGGTTATAAAATATTGGTTTGGGTCAAAGTTTTCTGTTTCATAAAACAATTTATATATTTCTGACGCTTCCTTTACTTTGCGTTGACCCGACTCGTAAAATTCGGTTGAGCATTCAAAAATACCTGTCTTTAATGTATTCTTATCAATTACTAAAAATATAAATTCGTAACCGAACATCGAGGAGTATATATAAGCCTGACTGTCGTAGTTATATTTTCTACATCTCGATTTGAATAAATTAATATCGCTTGTCGTTTTTAAATCAACGATAAGCTTGTCGTCGTGGTTTACAATATCAGCCTTGCATTTCCACCATAAATCCTCTAGCTGCATTATATTAGGAACTTCATATTCAATGTTCATTCCCGCTATTAGCTCAGTAAAGTATTTATTCTTTTCTATCTTCTCTACCATGTTCTCAATCTTGTCCACCTCGTGTTGTAGTAAACATATTTCACCTTCTGATAGCTCTCTATATTTTTTTGTATTTCTTGTGCTTGACTCAATAATTTTAAAGTTTTTTAATTTATTGGGTTCAAGTATAGCGGTGTGGACATACCTACCTATAACAAAATTAATGTGATTAGGGGTAGGCTCTTTCAGTTTAGTGGGATCGTTCTGTAAAGTAGATATATTACTGTTGCTTAAAAACTCACGACCTATACCGTTATAGTATTGGTCGTCGTCTTCAAGCATTTCAAGAATTTTTTTTCTTTGCATTATAGTGTCATTTTAACATGATCTTCTGTTATTTGCTTTGGTCTTTTAAAGTCTTCTGACTCGTCTTCCCCAAATGCGCCTAACGCATAAAATCCCGTTAATTTAAGAGTAATTCTTGACATAGCCCTTTTTTCTGCCATTGCTAGCACGTAGCTTTGTCTACAATTCTTCTCATTAGCTTCACCATAAGTTTCTAATTTTCTACTGTTCCATTCAGCACTTGCTTTTACAGCAGCTGAAACGCCCGGAGTATACTCTATACAGTCGTATGTAATATCAATATCCGCTTGAGCTTGTATCTTGTCAATACCCGCTCTTGTAATTATAGTCCAACCTTGTGGACTTCTAAAAGTATCTTCTTTGTCAAGACCATACTTTTTATATAAATTATTTAATAATTCTGATTTAGTCATCTGTTTGAACTCTTTTGTTTAACTTTTTAATAAGCTTAAGTATTTCGTAATCGTTTAATGTATCAGCGATTAACAATATAGCTTTCACTTTTTTTTCGTATTCATACATGTTATATATATCAATGATTACTCGTGTCTGGCTCGGGTTATCCTAAATAATCTACAACTTGTTCTGGCTCTACGTTTTTTATAAGCTTGTCTATCCCGTCTTTTTTTATTTGTGATACTCTTACGTAAGATGCTGAACCTTTTATATCCAACTTTTCTGATATTTCTTTTGCGCTGAGTTTGTCGCAATCTAAACCATAACTCATTCGTAATACGTTGTATTCTAGTTGAGTTAGGTGCATTCTCATCAGTCCCATCAAATATTGATTGAGAATATTTATGTTGTATGTGGTTGAGCTGTCGGGTATTTGTAGTAATATATTGCTGTCCGTTGAAGTGTTTACGTCTAAGCTTACAAATATACTGTCGAAGAAAACTTTTACCATCTCTTTGTTGCTGCTGTTCTTTCTGATTTCGTTTAACCTGTGTTCCGGTATTCTCATGCTTCCCCTGTTTATGTCTATCGCTCTTCTGATCGAACCCTTTATTCTTTTTTTTAAGAACCCTTTTACCATAAGCGGTTCTTCTCCCGGTTTCGCTGTCCCATAAACTTTGTCCCAATCTATTCTGTCTACGGCGTTTATCAAACCTATTGTACCTTCCTGTATTAGATCTAGTATCGACATCACCCCCGACGCTTGGTACGTCAGTACAAACTTCCATGCTACTGCTTCTACTAGAGGTCTTGCGCATAGTATTAAGTCTTCTCGTGATGTTTCTGAGTTGCAGCATTCTTCAAATAACCTTTCTGTTAATTCTTCTTTGTAACGTATGTAGTTTAGTATGCTGTAATGTTTCATCGTTCATTCGGTGTTTCTCTTCTTTTAAAGAATCACTCATGTTTCTGAAGATAGTACGTGTAGTTACTTGTAGTTGAGTAGCTAATGAACTTACAGTAATTTTTTTACCGACGTCGTGCATGTATAGCATCGCTTCGTATATATCACTCTCGCTTGCTTTCTTTCCTCGACCTAATACTTTTCCTACAAGCTTAAGCTTTTCAATTCTATTTAAACCGCAGTTGTCTTTGAATATAATTTTTCTTAATCTATTCTTCGGCGGTTTATCTAAATCCTGAGCCCATACGTCGTCAACTATTGTTACTAACCTGTTCTCTTCTATTACGAATGTAATAAAACCATTTGATTTGTTCGTTATGTGCTTTCCTAATTTTAAAAACATAGTTTTAGTAAGATGATCGTTTAAATATAGTAATACAAGCAAATGCCACTTCAAAGATTTAAACGTCGTAATCTTTGCTTTACTTCTAAATAATTCATAACACTCGTGTGTACCAATATTATATAACTTATAGTGTGGTGTTTCTTCATCTGGTTTATCAGATACTGGGTCACGCCTATAAACTATTCTATTATTAGTTAAGTATTCAAACTTTCGTTCGTGCGACATTAGCCTGCTACTATATTAATTATTGTACCTATTGTCACGTTCTCAGCAGCCTGTAATAACGCTGATACTTTCTCATAAACCACAATTTATTTTTGATTTCATCAATTATTTCATTCGCGTCAGCAGTCGGATTACGGTCGATATTAAATGTTATACGGCTAATCTCGTCATGCAATTCCATAACGCGGTTGCCGACGTACGCCGTATGCAACGCCTTTCGTTTGTTGAAAAGCATTGCTGACGGTGTTGGTTTTATATTAATTCTCATCTATTTCAATATTACTTAAATTTAACTTAGCGTTCTTTTCCTCGTCTACGCGAGAGTCCGCGCAAGCATAGTCCCATACCTCACGGCATATGTCTTCTGCAGTGCCGCCGTTGTGTAATTCATCTGCAAACCACGTATATACAACAACGTCGTTGCCGCCTCTTATATCTTCTTCTAACTCGTCCCACAAATCAGTAGCGTCGTTAGTCATGCTACCTACATACGTACACCTAGAGGTATCTCTCGTGGTATAATGCAAGAGAGTACCGTCCATTGTTTCCTCTGATATGTATATACACCAGTTTTTGTACTTGCCATTGTATATGTCATCTTCAACAATAACCGTTGCGCCAAAGTATTCCTTTACCGCCTTCACATGGTCCTCCGGCTGCGGAAGCTTGTGGATTGGATAGTCGTGTTTAGTGTAACTCATAGCTCTATTTCGGTTTTAAGCGCATCAGTCTCGTTTATGTAACTCAATACATACTTAGCGCAATGGTTCTTTTGGAACAAATCGAGCTCGTCATACTTCTTATCGAAGTGTTTTTCAGCTACTATATTAAGTAGCGCGTCTGTAAGCGTAGTGCTTATGTTTTTACTTTTTTTCATATATAAACTTATTTGCCTATTATATCGTTTGGCATTCGTGTCGGGTCCGTTAGCAGTCTATTGTCATGCGACGTTAGGCACGCGGCCTATCTCCCTTTCCTAAATAGTGAAGTGATATACGAGCAGGAATTACAACAGTAACATTACACGCAGTGCAGCACCTTCCCGTCATTACGAGGGGGTCAGGATTGTGTCCTTCTCCGTCATATTGTCTGCCGCAAACGCAACATGGTTTATCTTCCATACTTATCTTTTAGATAATATTCGTAAATTGTTTTGCTAATCTGTACTAGTGAAGTGTAGATTACCGCACGAATATACTTATTTTGGTGGAACTTATCAAGTAAATCCAGCTTTTCGTTAATAAGTGTGGTTTCATCTTGATGTAACTTAGTATGAATCAGGTCTACTAATTCATATATCGTCATGGTATAACCAGCACGCTCTTCTCTGAAGTATTCCTCTTTGAAAAACTGTGCGGCTATGTTATCTATTTGGTCTAACTCGTCACGCGAAAACCCAAAGTCTTCTGCTTTCATATATCATCATTAGTATTATCAAGTCTTGGTATTAACCTATTATAAGATAATCCTTCATTATCTGTGCCAACATTATGTTCTACGGTATAGTTATCTTTTAGCCATTTGCTATAGTCACTATAAACCGCATTCCATGTGTCTTCACCTAACTCATCTTTATATTCTAATATATACTTATTACTTTTAGTTAAACCTCCATAGCAATAACAAGACTCCATCATTCTTTTAAAACAACTAACGGGGTCGTTTGCATGAAAATCTACTAATCCTGTTTTTTTCATTATATTACTTTTACTGTTTGTTTTGTATAACTGTATTTATTTTTTATATTCCTGTTATAAAACTTTCCTATCGAGTAGCTATTACGCAACCGTTGAAATGTACGCACATGTACTTTCCAATATGAATACATAGTGCCATTCTGAAACAATACCAGTAGTATTCTTTTCTCTCGGTCATACGAGATTTGTTTTATTGCTTTACTATCTATTAGTAAAACTTCTTTGCTTACTTTTCTCATAGTTGCGACGGGCGGACTCGAACCGCCGACCTCTGGGTTATGAGCCCAGCAAGATACCACTTCTCCACGTCGCTATATTATTAGAGTAAAGGGCGAATCAGGCATTGCCTTTTTATATCGCCGTTTTGCTTCATGCCGCCTGACAATTACTCATTGTTAAACTATAAACCTAATTAACAACTATAATATCATTCATCTTCCGTGTTAGGTTCGTTTGCATAATTACCAACTTTAAACTTATAAGCTAAATCGTCGGCAATAGAGTGTATAGCACTTGTTATTGCGTCTTGTATTAAGTCGTGTATTCTGCCGTCCATAAACCCCTCAGGTCTCCACGCATCAGAATTGTGATTTTCTAATGTATCTACAACCTTTCCGATTGCTTCTTTAATATCCATTTCTATTAGCTCTCTATCCATCACTCTTCAGGTTTAATTCATTCTTTATTTGTCCCTCTATATCGCTGTCATACAACGCGCCTTCTAGCGCCCATATCGCTGCTTGCATCTCACTGTTAGCTCTTTCGCCTGTCATTGGGTCGTCAGACCATATATCGTAGTTAAGCTTCTTCAAGATTTCTTTGCAGTCCCATGAATATATACACGCATTCTCTACATAAGAGTTTATGTGGTCGCCGATATGCCACTCCTCGAACTCATAATCATCACTCATAAGTTCCCAGTTAATATCGGTAACTACTGTATCAATACAGTCTTTTCTATAATCGTGAGCGGTTTGTTCTGCTTCAGTAAGCCACTCGTACTTTTTTGTTTTTTCCATATTATTAATATCATTACTCAATCGTATCTGGTTCGGTCTGTTCCTCACCGCATCTTGGGCATATATCGCCACATATATCATCACTTACAATTGATGTCAGTGTATGATGTCCGCAATTCCAGCACTCGCCGGATATTTTATTCTGATACCATTCCATAGCTATGAATTTAATTTATAAATTGATTCAACGCATAACTCATTCCACGTATCTGTTTCAGGGTCGTAGAACATGCCATCTCTTACGGCGCATTCTATTGGCCCGTAAATAGGGTGGACTACTATATTTGTATTTTCCATTTAGTATTATTTATAGT